AACTGGTTTCTTGTTGCATTTTCCCGGTAACAGAATTTAAAGTTAACTTTAGAGCTAAGTTCTTTAATTTCTGTCCACTATGTTTTGCTTCTATTCGCTCTTTATATATTTGCGAATATACTTGCCAAAATTCTTTACCTAAATGACGTGGAATCCATTTATACTTTATGATAAACGAAGGGTACATACTAGCCACATCTGAATGGCCTATGTATTCATTGTCATTAGGAACGAAGATTTGTGGTGTATGTAGGGAATGTATACCTCCTACACCTACAGAATAGCGTACGTTTGAGAGAACAAACTTCTTCTCATAGCCTTTGCGTTCTTTAGAATATACTACTTGACTCTTCATATCCTCAAGAACGTCTTGTAATTTTGGATTTTTGTACGATATGAATGGTAATATGACGTCTTTTAATGGAATGTAATCCATAGGTGAACGCAATGTTTTCACATATTGTTCACTAAGTTTTGTTTGTTCACAATACTTTTTCAATAGAAGTGTCTCTCCGAATTTTACACTATCCATCGATAAGGCATCAATACCGTATTCTTTTTCTATAAACAGACGTAGTTGTACATCGTCTTTCAACCTATTTAGAAGTTCAGTTGTTGACTCTACATCGTTTATATTATATTTTATCATGTTATCTATTTCTGAATCTGGTAGAAACTGACTAAAGTCACCAGAATATTCTTCTACATTTTTGTAGTGCATAGTTACTTGCATTTCTTTAAGACCTACGCGTAACTTAGAACTAAACAACATTGTTAGCAAATCCATCGAGTAGAAATACTTTGCATATTTCCATCGCTTAAATTTACTAGTATCACCTTCTTCTGCCGTAATTATCGTATTTGAAAGATTATACAAAGACGTACAAACTTTATCATATGACAATGTATCCATTTTATAATAAAAATCTATAAGATAGTTTATTACTACATCATCATAGTGTTTGTTATTATACCCACAAAACATCTTATCGCCTATATTCTTATAAAAGAAAAAATCAACTAATTCTGTTAGCTGATTTTTACGATCTGATATTTCAAAAAAGTACAATTTATTTTCCTCTGTGTCTTTACAAGTACAATGAAATACGTTTGGGAAGATTTCTATGTCGTATACTATTACGACGGAATTTCGTATTATCATGACTCAAAGGTTCTTAGTTAATATAGTTGCAGTGGTGGGACTCGAACCCACTAAGAGACGTTATCCGCTACGATGTCATCTCTCTTCAGGAGCTATGCGCACATAGACTTCACTGCATGGAAAAATTATTAAGCTGCTTCTGACAACTTAGGCAGAATTATTCGGCCTTGTGTGTTGTAAGAATCTTTTACCACTATTGATACAAGAGTCTTTATTTTAGCTTTTGTTGTATTTGCTATTAGCGTAGCAGCTTGAATAATCGGTACTTTCTCGGGACAATGGTTAATACCACCATATTTGGCAGTACTACCATCTATATCGCGTAATTTTCCGATTGTATGTTCTTCATATTTGCCTTCTCGATCTGTTTTAAATCGTCCGACTAATGAAAATTGTCCGTACACTCGTACAGCATGGGCATATGCTTTCTTCTCAGCTTCCTTTCGCTTTTCTTGCCAAGGAATAAGGAACTCGGTTTCAAACATATCCTGCTGAATTCCATCCAATTTTATTGGGCAAGGATTCTTCTTCTCCCATTTAGCCAATTTATATTTGGCGTATGCCTCAATGTACTCTTTAGAGTTTTTCACTATACCTTTTATGGTGTATTTTTTGTGAAATTCACCCTGTTCCGATGGAATCTTTACTTTTTTACCGTCAACTTTGTCATAACGTGACGTACGCGTTAGACCTTTTGGAATGGTAACCTTAAGAGCTTTCCATTCTATATGTGTGTTTCCTTCTTTATCCGTCGTTTTATACGGATTCTTTACAACAGGAGGCACACAGTTGTTATTAACGTTATATTTGCGGTTATAGCTGCGCTCTTGCGCTAACTTTTGTTTATTTATAGTCTTTTTCATAATCAAGCTGCTTGTTTAACGGTTTGGTTGATGGTTTTACGTTCAGCTATTTTAGCTACAGCATGAGCGTGTTTAGCCATAAATTTAGCTAAATTCGTAGTTTTTCTACGCGTTTTTGCTGCTCTACGTACTTGTACAGTATTGGCAGTAGGCTTTTTTACAGTCTTGCTAACAGTAGGCTTTTTCGAGGCTTTTTCTTTTGGATCTTTAGGTTCTACTGCTTTGTATGGCCATAAATTGAACTTCAATGGCAGACCACGCAGTTTATTGACAATGTGGATATCTGTGTTCTTTATCCACAGATAATCATTGCTTATATAAGTCGCTGTTATTTTGTTTTCCGCTAATGCTGCAGAAATAGGTTCTTTCTCTTTTGGATTGAACAATAGTAGCACGTCATAGCGCTTTTGTTCTGCCATTTCTTTCTTTAGTTCCTCGAGAGACTTTTTCATCTCTTCTTCGGATTTTTCGCCTAGCTTAAGTCGACGTTTTAGTGATCGCAATCTACGTTGCTCGTATTGCTGTTTTCGTAGCTCACGCAGTTCTTCTGTCTTCTTTTTAACAAGTTCCTTGTCTTTCGGAGTTAGTTCTGTTTTCTTAACCCCACCCATCGACAACAATGCCTTGCTTAATTTATCTATAGCGGCTTTACTTAACTTATCTAAAGCTAATTGATTGTTTGCTATATTTTGTTCTTTCCGTTCGTTCTTTTCTTTTTTAAGTTTGTCTGCCTTTTCCTGTTTCGCTTTAGCTACTTCAGTTTTATTCACTGTCTTATTAGACTTGTTCAATGTTACAGACTTCTTTGCCTTTATATTTTTAGTTTTCTTTTTCATTTTGATAATGATTTTTAATTAAACATGTTATTACTTAGAGAAAAAGGGAAGTGACTCGTTACAGCCACGATCTGTAATTATAGTTACCTATAAGGTCCTTCACACCGAGTCAGAGTTATTTTATACAGCGATATCGTCCTTAAACATATTAGATAAGCTTTCGGGAATATCGATTGTAGTCTCTGTATTAAATTTCTCCAATTGAGAGTCATATTTATTCGCCTTCAACTGAAGATTCTTTATCAATTGTGCAATTTTTGCACTAGTGAATGTTTCCTTCTTTCCAGTACCCTTTAGCCCTTTTTGCGATTTTTCTACAGGGTTGATAGTAGGAATCATTTTGAGTTGAGCAATTGCTTCTTTTGCCTCGCATGCTGCAAAAATAGCATAGTTATTGCTCTTCTTAAATGCGGCCAAGTCAAACTTTAGGCCCATATTAAGATACATTAGCATACCTTTAACTATGATACGCTTTTCTGCCATCTGAGTAATCTCATTATGCAAAGATTTAAGGTCACAACCCGAACCGAGTCCTGCCTTAATCGCTTTAGTTGACATAACGTTTTCGTTACGAATAGTTCGCCAATACTTCGTTATCTTCTCACAAAGATCTTTACGAATGTTAATAATGTTACTTGAATTCAATTTCATTGATGTCTTATTCATATAGTTTTGATTTAAATTAAACTTCAGTTAGTTGAATTCGAGTTCATCATCTACCTGTATTTATTATACGTACAACTGTATAATAAATTGACATATCTACCCTTGAACATTGAAATCCGCAGATACAATGCTCTGATTTGTAATACAAATCGTTTAGGATAGATACGCCGCTATTTTGCTGATATATGGTAATATAGATCAGTTATAACATTTATAAATACTCTTTAATAATCTTAGTAAGATGTGCTATAAATACCTCGGTAATACAGCACGAAATCCCGCAAGATTTATATAATTACCTTAATTACTATCGAATACTTACTCCTGTCACTCCCAAATCTACATCAATCCATTTATCACCAAAACTATCGTTGAAAGAGAGAGTTTTCTTTTTCACTCCATCGACGTTGATCACGATATTGCTCGGAACATTAATATGCTTTTTAAGAGTCCCTTCCAGATCCGACTTCTCCGAGCCTCCCTCGAGAGGCAGTTTTCCCTTATTATTACATACATGTTCATAGCAGTCCACCAAACGATGAACTAAATTATCGTAATCGCCTTCGCGTTGTGATAAGTTCGCAATCTCAGTACTAAGTCCGTGTTCAAGTGCTTCAGAATTACCTCCTGTAGAGAGGTTTACCAAAGCGTCCCATACTTTCAACGCAAAATCGTTGAATGGAATTTTATCCTGACAAGCCAATAACTGATTCCACCAAAGACAACTTGTTTTGCCAAGTATAATCGTACCATCTTCTCGGATAGTTATCGATTTATACTTAGCTTTATCTTTAGTGTTGTTAAATACCTTGTCAGAGATTCGTTCGTCACTCAACAAATACTTGATGAGTGCTACCGAACCAGGTGACAAGCAGCGTTTCATTAGTCATGAACATTAATGTCCACACGACTATTGAGTTGTTCCATATAGTCGTTTACTTTCTTTGTGTTATCAGCCATAGCTGACTTGATACTCTGTTGCATTTTGCAGAGAGCATCGATCAGAGTCTGAATACTTTCGTACTCACTCTGATTAAGCGCATTCATAAACTGGATCAGCTTCTGCGGATCCTTGAATGCGTGTGTCGCCGTCGAGTTAGGATCATTGGCATTTTTCAATGCCTCCTTGACAGCCTCTTCGGTTACTACACCGTAATCCTTCATGTCTGAAGAGATTGCGATGATGGCATCAGCAAGACCGTCCTTATGGGGATTGATCTTGATCACCGGATTGTTATTGATATCGGTATCGATTATGATACCATAGATATCTTTAGCGTTAATACGATAGCGACGAGGTGAACGATTAGTGATCAGCGTCTTCTGCTCGTTCATCTGGATAGCGTTCTTTTCCTTCTCAAAGTTGGGCCAACAGTCGCGGACCTCTGTTGTGAAGAATTGTTTACCAAGGTTAGCACCCATCAATGAGATAGGGTTACGATTGCCCGACAGGGCGTTTTGTACATTTACGTTAATTGTTGTTGTTGCCATAAAAAATATCCTTTTTGATATCGTTTTTGATTAAACCAACGATATTTTTTGTTAATAATGTTAATTAAAAAAAGAAAATACACTGCTTCGGAGAGTCACTTAGGTGTATTTATGTTAAATATATTGCTTGCATACAGTTGGTGTGCTAATGGGAACCACGCTTTATACAGATATAGTTGTGTTTTATATTCCTTAAAATGAAGCTCAATTGCGCAACGGGAATCAAACGGTATGATTAGCTAAGCCCATCGTCTGTATTTTGGTAAAGCTTTGAATGCTGCTATGAAGAAATCAATCTTGTTTTAGACATCTACGTTTATGTATGATGTCATATTTATTTATAGATAAATATTGTACGAAGATCTTCCGTACGCTTCTTGATACTGATTGTTAGACAATCGGCAAAATTTCCAATTGGACTAATGCGCAATATGTATCTTAACCCACAATGTCTTTGAATATCTTTGACAGTTTCCCTATTTTAACTACAAATCTATTCATACAAGCTGTAGCCGCTTGCTCGCGCATCCTGAATTTTACGTCTGAGGATGTCCTGTTGACGGTTTTCCTATTTACTACGTGCGTGTGTAGCTGTTTACGCAAGGAGTGCGTTTCGTTATCGAACGATCTATGCCTTCAGGGGGTATCTGCGATCCTACGGACTTTCTGTTCTTGGTGTTTCTACCTCATTTATTTATAGTACACGAATATTGAGATTTCAACTCATACACTTTCACTTGTCACCCACTTTAAGAGTTTCTTACACATCCAGAGACAGTGGATAGTAAGAGATGTTTTCGATACATCACCTGCATACGCTATTGCACTGCGTCTCATAGCTCCTTAAAGCTGCCCATCATTTCCATGTATTATGCCTACCTTTAGAGTTTACGCATGGATTTGCTGTCCATACTTTAGTTCTGGTTACATATAACGGTTGGTACTCAGGCTTCAGACTTCACTACTCCCTACTTACAACGTAGGTTTTTCGCTATCTGGGGACACCTAATTTTTGTTAAACATGTTAATTCTTAATTTTATCGCTGACTTATCTTTGTAAGAAGTACCTTATTTCAAAATGCATACGCAGTTACAGTATAACGGATTCTATCCCACAGGGACTGTAATATATGTATACATAGTTGAACCTTCTAACTATCATCTGTCTTGAAACGAAAGCGATCTCATGCAGTACTGGTGTGTACAGTGTCGAATCGACTTACGTAAATGATCTGTTCTCTGATCAAGAGTTTTTCGATTATAACGTAATCACCGGAATCGGCATAGTTTTTTATACTATGTCCAATACACATCATTCTGCTTACTGAACTTAGTGTATTCATATCAGACTTTGTTCGCGGCCTCGTATCGCGCATAGATTATGATATACAATCATCATAACCTAACTAAGGGTCTGCCCTACCCTCCTGGTAGTTTCTCTTTTATATACCGATAAACTACAAAAGCCTGTCGGTCACACTTCATCTTGTATCAGTCGTTTTACCCCATCACTGGCTCCCCTTCAACGGAGATGTGCTGAATCTAACAGCAGGGATTTACATAGACAGCATATTTACGATACACTTCATAAGTATTATCCTTATGATATAGAACAATCTGTGTATTTTCTTCACACCTTCATACTTGGGTTGGAACCAAGGAACACTATGCTACAGCTATTTTTGTGATACTCATATCTACGGTTGGTCATCTACTCTCGTCTTATACTGATATCATTGCAAACTATACCATACCATGTATATAGTTTCCCACAATATAAGTTTTCGATATTAATAGATATGTTTCATCTCGTGTGTCGTTCGTATATTCTTAGTATCATTGAATATAATTCCGATACGGTTCATTATGCTCTTTTTGAGACTTATGCGTTTCAAAACCATACTTCTTCATCCAGCTTGTCTCCAATCGGTTCTCACAAGTCCAGTTATATAGTTTCTAGGATCTGATACAGCGCTAATCCTACTTACATTATATATTTTCAGTATACAATGCATTTCATCCTACCTTTTGAGTGATCTCACCGTTTGAGACGGCTAACATATTCTCGGATCAAGTATAAATTTCGTACATAGGCTAATGAGACCTACTATAAGTACTTACCCATAGGTTTTGGATCATGTAGCGCATAACTGCACAATCCAAAACTAAAATACTAATTAATATCTATGGAGGAATTGAACTTTTTTAGATCAATTTTTCCTACTTTTTCTACTTTGTAGATCGGTAGGCTATCATGACCAATGGAGTCTTCCTTGTTATCCATACGCGTTATTAGATAGACAACTGGGACGTGGACTGTCTTCGTTGCTACTCTTCGAGGTGCGCGAACCTTCTTAGATTTTTTGGTTTTTACTTCCGGCTTTTCTAAGTAGACAGTATCCGGTTTGCCGGGTGAACGAATACTATCCTGTTGCTGTAGATCTAATGTAAGGTCTTTAGGCAACTTTATATCATTCAAGTTAATATCAGGCATAGTAGCTGCCATAACTTGAGATGATGTTGAAGAATTAGCAGTTGTTATCTTTGCCAGGCAAATACCTGATAATGCAAAGGCAATGCTGCATAGGATTGTTGTTAACTTTCGCATAGTTGATTTTGATAATCTCTAATATGGTTTAACATTGTCCCACCATTGTTTCACTCGTCCTCCTAAAGCTGAGATTTTCTCTTTAGTGGACTGAATCAGTTTTTTTCTTCAGTCTTCTTTTCTTCAGTTTTAGGTGCCTCATAAGAGAGGTTTGTCTCACTGTATCGGATATCCTGTGAGAGAGGATCGCGGAACAGGTTGGTGATGATACCCGCACGCTGCTGTATGTCATGCATGAGCTGATCCTTCTGTTCTCCAGCTGCGTCAACACTCTCCAATGAAGGATAGTATGACTTAAGTATGCCACTTTCTGCCAGACATGCAGCTTTACGCAGCTCTTTATCCTCGCTATTAAGGTTGTCAAGCAAGTTGTCTGCAAAGTCTGTCGGACAGTTTGTAACTGCTTCAAACAGTTCTTTGCGATAATCTACATTGTGCTGTACAGCATCAACGTAGTCTTGATTTACGTTACCAGCAGCAAGTTCTGTTTTAGCACGCTCAAGATTCTTAGTATCTTCAATAAGCTTAGGCTCGTTTGTCCAGTTTACCAGAGTACGAACCATTGCTGCAATTACATTGTCGTTTACAGGAACAACATCAGTTTCCTTATTCTTAGACGCATTGCGTAACAGACAGAATGCGAATATTGGGCTCTTTGACTCTAAAGTTTTGAGGTAAATGAAGTGACTGAGGCCTACAGTAGAGAAGGGGATTTCTCCGACTAGCACACGTACTTCCTCAAGAAGATCTGATATGGACTTACTGTTAGTGGAAGTAGTGGTATCCTCGTTACCATTGGCCTGTAAAAGCTGATAGGAGCGAAGAAACTCAGTTGCGCGTACGATTCTGTCATAGGGACGACGTACAGACGGATCGGACAACATGAAGGTCAAACTCTGTTTCAGCTGATCTTCGTTTTCGATCTTAGTAGGATCGATGATCGGCTTAGAGTTGATAATCTTCTTCTCTGCTTCTAGCTTTTTCTTGGTCTCCTTAGTTACCTTTACAGCTTTTGCAGGGACAACTACGTTACCCGCCTCGTCAGGCTTTGGAAGCAGTTTCGTATCGATCGTAAAACCGATCATCGGGGCTACTGCCTTAAGTTCCTCTAACTGTGCTGTACGCATAGTAGCTGCCCAGTTGTTATCACCGTTAAAGGCCTCTTGTACGAATGCCGTGGCGAAACCAATCGCTGTCAGACGGTTGATCTTATCAACAGGGTCTTTGCCGAACTTAGCCTCTGCAGACGGATCGTCGTGGAAATAGGCCTTAAGGCCCATCAGCACGTCTACTTGATGGTTTGCATCAAGACCTGCTTGCTGTTTAGGCTGAGTCAAGTTCTTCAGCGATTTTGCATCAATTACTTCTACGGTGGTGTTTGTCTTCTCACCGCTGTTTACGCTCTCTTCCTTCTTAGTTCTAGGAGCGGTAGGAATAACGCTCTTTTTATTTTTGTTTGCCATTTTTGATAAATGTTTTTAATGTTAATAACTTGTGAACTCATTGTGGTATACAAGTAGTTCACGATGAATCTTTAATTGGATTAAACTTACTTAATTTAAGAGGTATCGAAATATTGTAACATAATTGTTTGGATTGTGGTGGTTTATCTTCTAAGTTACTTACTCTGCTGTCCGAGAGAACGTCGTTACTAATGTAGTAATCCTTACTCACAGTGACTGATGTACTTGTAGGTACATCGTAAGTGGTATCGTAAGTCATGTCCATGGCATAAAGCGACGGAAGTTGTGTGCTTACATACAACTGTGTGGGGCTAACATTAGTCTTAACGTTCTTCGTGTCGTTATTACATGTTGCAATAACGATGCTTGCAGCAGCAAAGGTACCTACGAAGGATACCAGCAATGTCCAGAACAATTTGTTGGATTCGTTATATCGGGCGATTCCGCATATTAACAATATCCCGCAAATGAACCAAAATAATGCCATTTTACTGTTTAAAGCGTTTAATGATTTTTGTTCTCGTACGAGAAAGTATAGACTTAATCGTACCAGGTGAAATGTTTAAAGTTTTGCTAATTTGATCAACCGTTAGATTATCTTTATAGAATAACAGGCATATTTGCTTGTGAACTGGATTGAGTCGGTCAAACTCTTTCAATAGTTGTTCATACGTAATTCGATTGACCGCATCGTGCTCCGTAGAATCTATTTGTTCCAGTGACACTTTGTTGTCGTTATCTCCAAGCATTCTGTTTTTGTCCCCGATTTTACGCAGGTAATCTATAGCCGTTCTATTAGCAATAATTCGTAGCCATCCTCCAAAAGAGTCATAATCTACGAAAGTCGAGAGTTTTTCATAAACTTTAAGGAATACTATATTAGTAATGTCCTTCGCTTCATCGTAGTCTTTAATGTACTGATACAGCACATTGTCTACGAAGCCTTTATAGCGATAAAAAAGTTTATTAAAGGCTAGTATATTTCCAGCCTTTGCGTCCTTGATTAGACGAATCTCCTCTTGGGTAATCTTAGGATTCTTCATAATCAACAAATTTTAACCGGTTATTAGTCTGTCACTGACGTAAGAGACGGTGCTCATAATGTCCCGTGTTGTGATTAAACACTACTCTCTTTGGAGACACGGGTGCTGCTCAAAATGGCAGCGATTCGTTTATCAAACATTCTCTCAAATCTTTAATATTGGCTAAAAGAGAATCACATATGTATATGTAATCATCTTTGTCAAACAAACATCTCATAGCGCTGGAGGCTATTCGTATTTTGACATCACCTGTAGTCCACTCATCTGTGTTACAAGTTATGATTATATTACGATATACCCATATTGCTCTATTTTGAAATATCTTACTTGAAGCTAAATATTCTAAGATTCTTTGATTTTGTTTTGACCACGAAATGCCTCTAATAAATACTTCTGGTATATACACTTTTCCAGCATTAACGCCTTGATTGCTTGCGATACGCAACGCCGTCAAAGTTTCACTCATAGTATTTACATTAGAAACATCAACATTTACGCCCAATCTTAGTTTTTCTAACATTAGACGTTGTGTTAAAATATAGGGGAAACTATTCATAAACTAAATTATTAATTAAGAATGTTACCAACTTATCCCATAAACTGGGATCAACAGAGGACGAAAGATATTTTTTGACACTTTCTTTGATAGTGTCTACTTTTTCACCTTTCGCTAAAGCACAATCACATATATATTTGATATACATATGATGAACTTGGAACCAAGTAACCCATGCTTCGATGTTTTCCCATTTGGTTTTATCATCTACACTTAGGTTACCCCAATCAATAGATTTATGAAAGTTAAATCCTTTATTATGCTTTTTAAGACCTAATACGTTTCGTGTGGCATCGTCTCGATCTTTTTTATTCACATAAATAGCGATTTGCGTTTCATAGACATGATTAATCCAGCTTCCTTTGGAATTACACCATAGTAATGCTAGATTTACTACGTACGGGACTCTGTCTCGTAACATAGCTTTATATCCTGTATTACTCATAATCAAATTAAAAATGCACTATTCTCACGAACCGTGCACTACTACTCTAATAACTTTTCATAAACAATAGACAAATAAATTTCGTAGATGTAGTGGACTCGAACCACAATGTACGCCTATCGTATTACATCTTCCTCCACTTTAGTAGGAAACACTCAGATTACACTCATGCTACATGTGTGTAATCTACAACATTATAGTTGCCAGTTGAATTTATATAGTAGCACTTAACGTATTTACTTCCTTTACGAATCAAATCCAGTATGGCCCTTGTTAAAAACCAATGCTATTCTCACGAACCACATTGGCGATAGTTTTCCTTATTATGAAAAAATGTCTATGTAGACGTGGACCATGAGGGATTCGAACCCTCGTCTTCGTAAATTACCTCATACATGCTATTATTCTTTGTAAATGTTCTATTGATCAGATAGAACATTTGATTTAAGCCTGTTTTAAGCCGTTTTAAGACGTTATTTGGTCTCATGTGATTAGCTACTTCACAATCGATTAATAACGCTTTAAAACGGCTTTATTTGGCTTAATACAAGCGGTGATATGACTGGTTCTAAGACTCTTGCATGTCGCTTTCAACATTTTTGATTTACATCTCAGTCGACGTAGTTAACCAATGCTAACCTTGTCGAGGCTCCAATGACTCGCTAAGATTCAATTCTTTTGATCATGTGACTTATATTTAAACTACCGTAAGTTCGGCATCTGAATTCATAACTGGCTCTAGGCTCTGTATGACATGTCAATTCATGTCTCGTGGTGTTCCGCAACTGAAGCATAATGCCAGATCCCAAGCGTTAACTTCCCCCTCCACGTAATCATGTGACTCAAAGGTTCTATGATCTGAATTCAATTTATGAATCGAGCTTTTAGTAGCGGTCCCAATCCCAGACGTAGTCGCCTTCGAGAGAATTCTGAAGTTCACGCAATTCCTTGCGATATGCCTCGTTACTCTCACGAATGGCCTTATCCTTCTCTTGTTGAGACTTCTTAAGCTCTTCTTCGTACTCGACAGGCGTGATTTTGCCACTTGCCAAATTATCTAACTGCTCTTTTGAGCGAGTCAGAGCTTCCTTTGTCGCCTTCTCCTCGCGACGACGCTGGCGCAGTTGCAGTAGTTCCTTCTTGTTCCAATAGCCGGCCTTCAAGATCTTCTCCTTGAGGATACTCTTCTTCTTCTTTTTCTCCTCTTCGGCGATTTCGTTCTTTACCTCATCAGCCAAGCCATCTGGCATTTTGTTACCATTCTTGATTGTATCAAGAACATTGTTTTCGTCAACTACTGTTTTTGCTACCTCTACTTTTTTAGTTTCTTTTGCCATTTTGATAATGATTTTAAAAATTAAACAAATTAGACTTAATAGTCTGTATCTTCGTCCGTATAATCACGGAAATCTTTTTTTGCTTTTGTCCTTTGATAGGGCTTTGCGTTAATGTGTTTTGGTTTATAGATCTTTTTAGGATCTTCTCGTTTGCTTTTGTTGCACATGGTGTTACAAGATGAATGAATATGCAAGTTGTATTTGCTCATAGACTGGCCTAGTAAAAGCCAATTTTACTACCGTCTTCTTGTCGACTATGTCAACAAGTTGATCGTATGACAGTTCGGATCTACCAAGTATTTTTACAGCATTCACTGTCTCTTTCTCCTTTGATAGGATAGCAGATATGAATTTTTTGCGTAAAAATTGGCGATCTTTTACGTATTTCGAGCATAGAAATACTATTGCATGTTCTTCTGCTGGAATCAATTCATCAGGTGATGGATTGTTATTCATTATTCGTGGAACACTTGATCTAAGTAAGTCTTCTTCGCTTATTATGGTGACGTTTACGTCATCTACATTAAGCTTATGGATCAAGGATTGTGCTGTGCTTCGGATTATTTCTGAAGCTTTTTCAGGAAGATTTTCCATTGAGATCGGATTCGTTCCTGCAAATGCGAATACAATGTATGTCTTATTCATATTCTTTGATGGTTTTGATTCTTACTTTTTTACCATTTATCACGGTATCTTTTGTTGATATCTCACTAGATATTTGGTTAGGATGCGTTAGAGAATCGGGTATGTTTCTCGGCAAACCGTCATATATTTGTTTACCGTGTTCATACTCTTTAACAATCGAGGTTTTCGTTGCGAAACCATCGCGATTTATTACGACGGTTGCAATGTTAAAGACCATTGTTGGACTCATTTGCCTGAATACTGAATCCTCGTATTCACTTGTGCTTAGTTCGTCCTTATAGGTTAGAACAGCACTTACGTTGTCAAACTGTGGGTTTACAATACCCTCAATCTGTTCTGCCACTACGACAGAATCTACTGACGCACTTTGTGATTCGTCAGTTCGACCATTACATGAAGTAACGTGTAAAAGCATTACAAATGCTACGGCTACTGCGATTGTGTATATCGCTAAATGCCAAATTGAATGTTTCATTTTTGATAAATGTTTTAATTTGTTAATGATTATCTAGTATCTCACATAGAATGAGCACATAGAAGATGAATGCTGCCAATAACTGTACTATTAGAATAATAGTCAGAAATAATGACTGCAAGGGATTTACGATAAGAAATATTATCCCAATTATCGCAAAGAATAGAAATAATCCTACCAGTAGCGATACTAAGAATCTACACATGTTGTATGTCATACATTTACAAATATTATGCCATTTGCGGCACATTCCGGGTTAAAAGTATTGTAGCGAATATCGCGAATGGATGGACAGAGAAATATTTCATTCAATACACATCCGTCACATCCATTCTTGCGCTTCATAACCCGGTAGACTTTTCCGTGTACAGAAAAGAATTGTCCAGGTCTAGGCTTTTTCATAGTGTCTCTTTTATATAGTACAGATACATTCACCCAATGTAATACGTATCACTGTTTCCAATGAGTACATATACGTATGAGTATTAATGTCTTTAATCGGGAAACACAGGATTTCTTCGGTTCCTGCGTTTAGGCGCATTATTGCTGGTTTACCCTTAAGGTCCCTAAAACGCTTTAGCATTCTACCACATCGTAACTCGAATGGAAAGTCTGCTGTATTTATAGTTCCAACTCTGAACTTTTCAAGCAATTGCCTGCTTACTGTTAAGCAGAATGTTTCTGCTACAATAAGATCTTTCGTCGGTACTAGTGTTGCGTTCATTGTAACATTGCGTAAGTATTTTTTACCTTTTGCGCATATACAATTACAATAAGGATAGTGAGCGTCCGTGATGTATAGCCACAATGGCTTTATTTGCCCATTTTTTCCAATAGGATGAGCAAGTTTTCCTTTATACTTGTTCATAGTACATCATTTTTTGCGGATATACCTAGGTTTGTACTTTATGAGAGACTGTATTTGGCCGTTCCTTAGTTTAATACCTAAAGATGGCTTAATACTGTTTTCGCTACACAATTTAATGTACGACATGACGCTTTGAGCAACAGGAATTAGCTCAGAAATGTCGTTTTTTGTGTCATTGTAAACAGCGTAGTAATGAACTTTTCCGTTTGAAGTTGTTGCTTCAACGTACTTGTCGATACATTCGCTATGACATACCATTGTGTCGATTTGTGCTTTTGTCTTGGTTTGAGCACAACATCTTACGGCACTAAAGAATAAAATCAGTAGTGCTATGAGAAGTCCTAGCATAAACCTAGGATTCTCATAATTGTCTTGTTTATTAACCATAATTTTGATAATTTTGGTAATTTACTTTTAGCAGACCTCCTGCTGCTAATCAGGTTATTTTGTGACTATTACTGTCACATTCTTTTTTAAGCCAAGTCTCCCAAGAAAATTATCAATAATCTTCTCAAGACACTTGGCCGCATTTGGAGTAATCCCCTCGGTAAAGAGCATTGTACAACCATGGACTTTAAGGTACATTTTATACCTCAAATTTCCATTATTGTCCTTTACAATTGCTTTCTTCCGTGGGGGATGTAGTTGGTTCTGATACTTCATACAAACTTTTTTCTAATACATTACGTAAGTCGTTTTTTAATGCGTTTAGTTTTCTTTGATATTCTATCTTTGCTGTTTCAAATATATTTACAGCAGATACAATAGCTACGATTGCTTCACTTAAAAATTTAAGTGTATCTATATCCGCACTAGCACTTTCTAAATTGATTATGACTTCTATGAAATCTTTTGATCTTACAGCTTTCGCATTAAGATGTATATTGTCAAGTGCTTCTTGTAATAGCTTAAGTGATGTACTATAAAGATAACTTTTTTCGATAGTAAAAGTGAGATACAATTCACCAAAAGAGTCAATGTTAACGGTCGTTTTCATACTCGTCAAGGTTAAATTTTGTATTTAAGTAATCAGAACCTGCATCACTCTCAAGCATAGGATGATCACAATCTACACCTAAGCTATCTAAGAGTGTTTCAGAAGCATCGTGATACTCTCTGAGATACTGTATTTCTACAGCTTGCCATTTGGACTTGAATTCAAGCCCTTCGATGGTATCAGAGGTGTCTTTACTCCCAATTGCTAAAAGGAGTAACAATACTGCTATTACAGTATTCACAAAGAATCTATCTCGGCGTATGCCAGGGAATAGATATAGTTTTCCGGTTCTCTTCAAGATATCTTTGTAGATATCATTGTAAAAACCACTAGTTCCTAGAGTCAGGATTATACCCAACACTACAAATTGCCACACTTCATTTAGTATGGTTGGACCGGCGCAAATTGCTACAAGTGCACCGATAATCATTAGCATTCCTATGATGTACATAGACATCAAGAATGCTGGCATAAATTTTAATAGTTTTCCCATTTTGATATGGACTAAATGTTAAAAGTGAATGTTACAATATTTCGTTGGAGTACCCGGACTCGAACCAGGTCTGACAGAACCAAAATCTGTAGTGCTACCATTACACCATACTCCAAAATGCACACCCTATATTCACATACCAGGTGTGCGCACAACTAAAATTTATCAATTATGCACTAAAAATGGTAAATATGAGTAAAATTAAATATAATTCATCTATCATTATGTGAGATATGTTATGTATATTTCGTCCGAGTCTCGTCAGTCACAATTTTATACTCTCCTCGGCTGAGTTTGAATGATTACACGCGTTTCACAACGAATGTAATCTAATGGGATTTTTACAACAAAATTGCCAATATGGCAGGAACATAGGAATTATTTTAATTTTTTCAATCTTGTGTACTCCCTACGAGCATCTTCTCTGCATGAGAATGTTACTCTTGTTACTACGCCATGGTCGCATATCATAATGGACCATTCAAATGCGTGTTTTCCAGCTAGGACTATAGTTCTATCGAATATATCCTTAAATGTTTCGCGTATTGTGTTTGCACAATTTTCGCGATGAAATTGATGTTTCCGTTTCATTTTAAATAACCTGTTTTTTTGTACGTAATTGATGATATTACTGCTTTGTTCCATATTTGGGTCAGATTGAAATCTAACAGTTTTTTGTATTGATCTAAGATAATGTCATACAGGCTTGTTTCTGGATCTATTCCAAATCCATTACAACCATATAACTGTGATTTACGCTCTTCCCAAAAAGGAATTGTATGTGTAGATAAGCCCCAAATGTTACCTAAGAATACTTCTTCAGGTCTCATAGTTGGTATGCTTTCTGTTCTGAATATACCATATCTATCTGGGCCTAAGTATACATTTTGAAAACCTATTGCCCACGCTTCTTTGTGTATGTCCATTAGCTCATATAACGAATCACATTTCTCAACTGCTTTGATAATACGTGCTCCGTTATTCGATAAAGTAAGCTGTAGTTCAGCATCCTTCATGTTCTTTCGTACTTCTTTCTTAAAGAATATACGATTCCACAAATTATTCTTACGCATGATTGTTTATTTTTAGTTGATACGTGTTGTAGACGGAGATATTCTGCAGTAAGGAGAAATCTCACCATCATCTGTTATCGGTTGTCTATATATTATATAGCGACGTTCTTGATGAAGATTTGCTTTTCTACATCCTAATCGAATAATTCGATTGAGGTTAATGTCTAATTTACATAGTGTCGTATCTCCATTTATATCTTTATAAGCTAAAATATAAATATATCTCATATCATTTATAATTGAAGTACTTAGCTACGAATTCGTCTAATTCACGATTATTTGTTATATTTGCTACTTCTCTTAACGGCAGATGAACAGCAATCCATTCTTTCTTACCATCTTTGCGAAAATCAATACAAGCATTTAACTTCTTAAGTTTACCCCATTGTATAGTTAGAGGATACTTAATATTGTATATGTATATTGATACTGATTTTATGCTGCATATTTCCAGCTTTATATATCTCTTATTTATATAAGAAATAAGTGTTGGATATATATAATGTGTTGACATAATTGTATTGTTTTTGATTGATTCAAATAATAATTTTTAGGAAAGGTTCCACGTATGTTCTCCAGGATCGGATCAATTGCTCATCATATTTTCAAATTCAGTTATACTGTAATTTTGACCATATTTTGTTACGAAAGCAGTAACCTTGTTTCCATTAAAAGTATATTGTGTACAATTTTTGGTTTCTTTGTGTTTTATATAATAGCCACTACCGAACCATGCATCAAGCTGGTCGTAAACATCGCTAACAGTTTTTACTTTGTATGACTTTTTGACTACATGGTCGCAATCATAGCTTATTTCCAAATGTAATGTTGCCATATAAGTGAGCAGTTTATCCACATGCTCAGGTTATTGAGGTGTCAATACCAAGTCCGTTAAATGTACTCAACCTCAAACAACGCCCATTGCTCTGAGTTCATATTGTTCAGGTAAAGTTTTTTGATATCTTTTTTACCATCTACTAGATACAGTATCTCAATGTATTGCTCGAAGCTGTCATAGGTATGTAGGGCGATGTTTATCTCAGTAACCTCTTCACCACCAAGATATGTACGTAGAGCATCTGTATCTTTGATTTTAACATCGACTGCTATTCCGTTTACCAAAGCACTACCTAGTCCACTATTGGACGATGCTGCAAAACCTAGTCGGTTTAAAATCAACTCTAAATTGTCAGCGTTTTCTGCTAACATACCTTTTAAGGCGTAATACGCCATCTTGTTAATCTTTTTCATAATTGATAAAGCGATTTACCTTATACTATCGCGAGGGTTTTAGTTGTTATTTATAGTGGACTTAGAAGGGATTGAACCTACGACCTTCAGATTATGAGTCTGCTGCTCTAACCAACTGAGCTATAAGTCCGTCTGTCAGAGTTACTTCCATTTTCTTTTACTCAAAGAAAACCGAAGAACTCCTTCACAAAGAATGCATAAAGAATTGAAGCAATTTTTGGATTACTTTCCTGTCTATTCCAGGTTGTCAAACGTGTTTGCTGTGATATTCACAGACACAGAGCCATTATTAACTACTAGTAAGTTGAGTCAATAGTTTCTCTCTGTGTTTCGTCCAGTCTCATCAGTGTGAATTTTAACGTCTCCTGGATGACGTCGCCACTTTACGCGTGGGTCACGTCGCTAATCTGTTGCAAAATTACAGATAGTGCGAGTTTAATAATACATGTCTACAGTTGAAGATAGATATGTTCTGTATTACATTGTTCTCCGCAAACCTGTATACAATTTCAACCATTTGTTCAAACAATTTTTGCGCAGTAATACACCCTCTATTCTACCGATATGGGTCGAGGGAGCCCAACCGGTTCTAAAATACTAACTATTTAAGCGATAGTTCGCCATGCTGTGCCATGATGACCAATTTGTTTAGCGTATCACAGTTGCTGTAGATCTTTTATTAATGGACCGTAAGATCTACAAAACCATTGAACATCTTAATTGATATCCCGACACTCTCATAATGCATGTGAGAATGTTTCGTCTTAATTTTCAAAGACTCATCAGGGGATTTGCGAAACTTTTGCTAAAATAATATCCTTCTATGGGGTTTCGCGACCAAAATGGAACCCGCTTATGCGGGCCCCATGATGGTAGAAGAGTGTTAGAACGGTGCGGCAGGCTGTGGTGGAACCTGAGGTGTAGGCTGTTGTGTAGGTGCAGGTTGCTGAGGAGCCTGTTGTGTTGGCTGTGCAGGTGCAGGTTGTACGGGTATAAACTCGTCGCCTTGCTCCATGCCTGTAGCCTGTGTTGTAACAGGTACAGTGTAAAATCGTGACTCTATGCGGTCGCGTTGAGATTCTGGGTCCCAACCGCTCACATAGTCGGTTCTTGATTGTCCGTTATTATCCGGACGAATGCAGCGGACAATAACCATGACCTCAACGTGGTCACGTTTTACTCGATTGCCTACACGGTCTACAATTTGGTTGCCGTTCACATCGTTTGCGTAGCACATACCTTTTCGCAAAGGCATAGATACGGCCATCATTCCTGGTATCTCAAGAAGACCCTTAACCATTTGGTAATCAGTTTGGTTGGCTTGGAGTTGAGTCAATGACACAACTTGGCCACCACGAGGGTCAACAATTGCAGGGTCTACATATTTTTGCAGAATTGAGAAAGCCATACCCATGTCTTCTTCAAACATGATAGTACGCTTAGGTGCAGCGAAACCTGTATAGGTATCCTGTACCGTGAATACTGCAAACTTAGAGATTTGACCCTGGTTGTTTTGTTTCTTTGAGGTACCCAAAGTAATACCGATTGTACGGTAGTTTGATAACTCCGTACCCTGAATAATTCTGTCCATATATATTTGTTTTTGAAGTTAATATTCAAACAAAGGCTATATATTAAGAGGTGTCATCTGGTTGCGGAAGAGAGTAGACTTGAAAAAAGGATAGATGTGAAATTATCTTCCCTCAATGCACACATACTACTCAAACCAGATGACAAATTTATGTGTTTGTGTGCTTTTTTCTAAAGCAGACGTAGTATGGAAAGTTTAAGGAGGGGAAATGTGAGTTATACTCACAAATTTGCTAAAATTGATATTCGCTAAGAAGGAGAGGATGAATCATATGGAAGCACAGTTTTGCACTGTGCCCCCATACAATTAGTGTTAGATAAGCCCGAGATCAAACATTGTTATTGTCTCCGCATCGATTGGAATACTGAATGATTCATATACTTCTTCTCCAGTTTTATCGATGCCAGATACTTGCATCACAATATCTCGTGGTATCCGACAATCAACACTTACGCCGTCAAATGTAGCAGATTCAATGTTGGCCTTAGCGATCCCGAACCTTTTCTCTACATATTCTTGGAACTTTGGCGCATCTGTCAACTCGATTTTTGTAGCAAATCCAATTGTGAGTGCTTTCAACTGATCGTCTGACAATAAATACGATAGACGTTTAACCAAAGTTTCTTTCTCGTAATCTGCCATAGCCTTGATGGCATAATACGCTACCATGTTCTGTACCATATTTGTAAAATTTAGTTGTTAATGCATGTTCCTCAAGTAGTCGAAGTATGGGAAGTTTAGGGGCAAAAATGATTCGCTAAAATATACAGGCTACGTTGGGATTGTTTCCGATATTTGCAAAGCATATATCCATAGTGCAAAATAACGTTTGCAATGCATATGTTCCAGAGAGCAACCGCTTGCGCGGTGCTCAGTGGAATTGTGCTTAGATGTTGTCATCCAAGAACTCGTCAATATCATGATATGCCTGAAGCAAATCAGACATTTCATCTGAACCATCAATGTCAGGTAAATCATGCCTATCGACAAGAACACGTGAACAGCTGTCCACACGTTCAAGGTTCTCAACGTAGTTACAGAAGTCAGGATTGCGCATACCATTACGATAACCTGAATAGAGACCAACACCAAGGCCTAATGCAAAGGCCAGAACGATAAATAATGCTGAATTTTTCATAATTGTGTATTTTTAGTGCATATAAATTAAGCCGTGTGTATGGAAAGTTTAGGGCCAAAAGGGTCACAAAGTGACCCAATTAGCCCATTGATTAATCAAGAATAATGCGCAATACACGCTTAGTCTTGGTGTTCACAACAGCCGCAAGAGCGCATTTAGCGTTGTATTTACGGCAAAGTTCGATAGCATGTACAGTCTCTCTATTAGAGGGAATGAGTCTACCTCCAGCAATAACATAGTATCGTGTGACATGCTTGCCATTGACAAGTTGTTGGTCTACGATAGTTTTAGTAACGTTGTCTGTAATGCCAACTGTGTCTCGCTGTGTGGCTACAGCTGCTGTCAGTGTGAATGACAACATGAAGAGTACGAACAAATGTTTCATATGTATAATGTGTTTAAAAGATTGCAAAAGAAAAGGGCAAAGGCACAGCAAAGCTGCACCAATGCCCATGTAGTTACGCTGGTATGAACTTGGTTTCCTTGCGGAATTGTATGCGACGCATAGGATTAGCAACAAACCAATCGTGATAGGCTGCTATTATTGCGTCAAAGCTTGGGAACTCAGGAGACCATGTCCAATTATAACCACAGTTAGCGCCATTTTGTATACCGACACGCCAAACCTCTATCGGTTTCATCTTTGTCTTTTCCATAATTGTATGTTTTAGTTATGCATTATGATAGAGCTGACTTTGTATGGACAGTTTAAGAACACAAAGCAACGCACGCAAGGTGCGCCGCTTGTTGTGTAGTTAGAACGGAAGGTCTTCGACGTTGTTTGAGAATACGGCACGCTTAGGCATTAATGAATGCATGTGTGCTTTTACGAGATCTTCGGGAGTTGAGAATGCATACTGCAATTTGTCGTATGCATCAGCTGGAGACAGCATGCGAACAGTGTCGTATGTGAGCAAACCTTCTTGATGCTTTTTATACGAATTGGGGTCGTCTTGTGAGAGTTTTATACTTTCGCCAATGCATTCGTCGTTATGTATCATGAACGTTGCCGACATGACTACGGCAGTGAGGTTATGACGTTTGCAATAGGCTGTGAATTGATGTAATGTAAGCATATGTTTGTTAATTTAATGTTAGTGCAATATTGCATGTGATTAGAGTAGTATGTATGGACAGTTTAAGTGTGAAGTGCACACGCCAAATGACGTGCACACCACACAGCTTATTTGTTACTCCATACTTCTTTTAGTATGTATAGGCAAACCACAATCATTGGCAAGAAGACAATTGTGAATAATATCTTATCCCCAAATCCAACGATGTCTATCATTGTGATTACATACATCAGCAATATGCCGAATGCTATCACTACAAACAAGAAAGAATCCAATCTACTCATAATTTTAAGTTTTAATCTGACTTGGTTCAGTATTCGGAGTCTGGAACGTTTAGGTGGGGGTGCTTCCATCCGCTAAAACATCCCGGGGGACTAACCAATAGAGTTTCCTCTTTTTATGTCCATAAAATAAATTTTTTGTTTCCTCTTTATATGCCTGTAAAATAAAAAATTTTAAAAAATAAAAATAAAAAATCCGAGCTAGCTAGGCTAACCCGGATTATATTAATTACCCAATAATCTCTTTCTAATATATATTATCGCATCTTTCTGGTCTGGATATAAACTAAATGCGTCAGTTATGATAGATTCGATTATATTTTTAATATATTTCCTATATGTTTCTACGTTTTTATCTGGAGATACTACCCAGGCGACAAAGAAACCTATACCAATTATGACCGACAATTGTAATAACGTTTCAATCATTTTCACTAAATATTTGTATGAATTTATCGTATTCCCCTTTATCACTAAGATCTATAGCTAATTGTAGCATACTAGCTATTCCGTCTTCTCCACGTTTCTTAGCTTCATCAATTAACTTGAGCATTCTATTACGCTCAGTTTCATCTAATTGTTTTTTCATTTGCATTTACCTTTCTCTATGAATTCTAAATGTAATTTATGTGCTAAATCATACATCTGAGGATCTACTACGTCTTTATCTCTTAAGTCAAAGAAATGATCCCAATCATCCTCAAATCCACACATATATAGCTCTGTTTTAGTAGCATTTGGTAATACTATACGTGCTTGTTGTGGTTTCCATCCTTTATCTATAAGATCCATGTATTTATTTTCTGCTGCAGTAAGAAAATCTACGTAACTATTTTCACTATGCAGTGATATAGTTTCACTGTACATTGATACAGAATATATGAATGTCAATTCATTATTGAACTTACCCTTAGAGTAGTTACAGTAGCGTTGTGATTCTTGCATAAACGACATAGATCTATGACGCACCAATTCATGTGATACAGCTCTGTTTGTTATGAAATGAGCTGTTATACGACGCATATGAAATCTAGTAGGTTCTACTAAGTATTTAAGATCTTGTTGCCAATGATTTTCTATTATAACTCTATAGTTAGTTGTTACATAGCAATTTCCGCTTACTCTTGAATATGGGTTATTTATGTATTTTTGAACCTTATCTATGTCGTCAATTTCAAGATATACAGTACCAAACTCTAATGGACTATAATGCTTCATATTTATGAGGCGTTCAACCATCTTTTCAGCACTATCTTCAGTTATCTTGTCTTCAGATTTATACGATACTCTAGCAGCACGCTCTATATCTTTATAGATATCTTGTAATGTATAACCGTGTGTTTTACAAATCTCTGCTGATTGCTCAATTAGTTTCATTTTCTAATGTTTTAATTTTATCGTTAATATACCAAACTGCTTTCTTAAGATCCTCTACGGTCTTAGCTTTATCGTCGTATCCTTCTTCAGTTTTATGACCAGCCCTTAAAATGTATTTTATAGCGTTACCGAGGTCAAAATCCATATGTCTGGTAATATCTATTACTTCAATACCCGCTTTATCTTTTAGCCAAAGATAATGTGACGGGTGATTTACTTTGTCTTCTTTTTGCATTTCTTTTCTTTTTCTATAGCATCGCACATACATTTAACTGCCCATTCTATTATGTAAGCTAAATGCTCGTTGCCTGTATTTTTACTGTAATTAAATTCGAGATCTACGCTCTTTAGGATACCATTTGCTACGTGAAATGCTTCATGCGCCATTTGTGGAGAAGATGGTATTCCATCGAATACAACTAATATTGTTTTGTACATATCGAGTTTATTGTATAATAGATCATATGTAGAACCATAGTGATCATCGTCATCTTGTACAAATAGTGCATCTGGAGCAGCTGCCCAGCCGTATGTATCGTTTAAATATTCTATGCAATTTATATCAAACATTATGTCTAATTTGGTTGGATATATATCGCATTTATACGAATATACGTTAGGCTTTTTTAATTTCTTCGTATTCATCGTATGTATCGTTTAGTGCGTCAGTTACTTGTTCTTCAATCGGACGTTGTTTTGCTTTACTTAACATATTTAACAACTCGTCTTTGTGCGGATATCCGTATTTCTGATAGTACTGTAACAGTATAGATGATGCGTTATTGAAAGCTTCAATGTTACGTATTTTACCGTTCTCATCTTTATCGTTACCAAGGTTGTCTACTAATTGTTCGAGCTCTTCCATTGTATAGCCCTTAAGTACGCCATTATCGTCTACATGACGTATAATGTGGTCTTTACAATTATAAGAAGTGCACTCTTTGCTATATATATTAGCGTATTTACAAATCTTTCCCATATAAATTATCTTTATCGTAATACCCGTTTTTTAACCGGGCTTTCTAATCCTTTTTTAGCCATTCTACTGCTTTCTTAAAGCGTATGTCCTCTGCGGCCTATTTCAGCGTGTAACACATATTTTGTACATTCTTGTTCTACTACATCTCCGTTCTCATTGATTGTTTTATGCGTAAATATTTGATTATTCTTCCAATTATAGTATTTACTGAATGACTATGCTCGTTCCCTACGGGAACTATATTGGTGTATACACTTGAGCATTTGCTCTGCATTTATACAACCAAGAGCATCCAAATTGCATATGTGTCCTACAATACTTTCAACCCCATCGTCTAAGAACTTCTCTTTTAGTCTATAGTAATCTTCTTTAGCCTGTATGAAATATTTATTATTTTCATCATATGTAGGCATTAGATTTACTATACATGCACTATTCATAGGCATGTTATGTACGAAATACCACTTACAGTTATCTGTTACTGGCGTAGAAGTTTCTTTTAGACTTAGAAGATCAGCGTAGTATAAAATAGCATTTAATTCTATATCATTCATACAAATCTATTAGTCTTATGTTAATATAGACTATATAAGTTTATTAACCCCCTATAGTCCCCCTTCTTATGCCGACATAACGTAAAATACACGAAAAAGTTGCAAAATTATAAAAATATTTACCTATTGCAACCAAATGTATATGTCATTACGTTAAGGCGGCGTAAAACAAAAATAGAAGCTATGACAAAAACATTAAATGTTATTAAACCGTTTATGCATTTGGTTCCTGGTGATACATTTGAGCTGAATGAAGATGGGAGTTATACTGCTAAGCAGCATGATGAGTTTACTCGTACTGATGATTCTGGCGATTTTAAATCATCGCTTACATCAGAATTTACAGTATCCGCCGATTATATGAAGGAAATGGCAGAAGAGGGAATTGTTGATATGGACGAACCTAAGAAGCCTTTCGTGAATGTATTCGATGAGATTGATAAGATGCTTAATACATACACAAGCGATCTCAAGAACATTGACTCTGATATGAATAATGCTCCCGAATGCCTTAAAGTAGAAAAGACTACTGTACTTAAAAATCTCATTAAGACTCTTAACTACCTAAAGAACCTTAGAAAATGAACGAAGAGAAATTGATAAATCAGTCGCAGTTAGCAGAGAGCGTTGCTGAAAAGATCCCTTATACATTTCACGATTGCTTTCTTGTAAAACCGCTGGACAAGATTATGGTAAAGAAGGAAGTTACAGAACTTCCAAATAGTAAACCGGTTAAGGATGCTGATGGCGTAGAAGCCATTGAAGGAACCCCTAAAACCGAGGTAAAAGAAGTAGAATCTGATTATCAGCAAGGTGTTGTAATTAAAGTTCCTATTACATACAAAGAAACTAATAACCATTCAACTTTGATGGAAATAAAAGTTGGAGATGTTATTCTTTACAAACAGACTAGAACAATGCCTTTTGATCTACTTAAAGATAGTAGACTTATCAGATATTTCGATATTGTAGCTGTAAAGAATGATTGATATAGATGATGTCGTAAAAGAAGTATCTAAAAAACTTAACATAGATGAATAGATTGTAAGTAGTGTATGTAAACATCCTTTTAAACAGACAGTAAACTTAATGAAAGGAGATGAAACTAAAGACATACTATTCAATACGCTATTTAAGTTTAAGCTGAAAACCAGATTTAAAACAAATAAAAAACAAACGTACAGATGAAGACACTTAGTTTTATTGGAACCGGTAAATACGTAAAACGTCCGGTATTCATAGATTTTAATAAGCAGACAGTCGAAACAATTGCTCCGTTTAGATGCAGCGTCAATGAATGTTATATTGCACCAGAGGACATGGAGATTCGTTATAAAAAGAACGGAAAAGATGTGGTACTCAAGGCAGATAAAGGTGATATTATCGTAACGTTCTACGATGAAGATTGGATTATTTATCCTGTGATTGTAATAAAGAACAAAGACTGGAAGGAGAACGTTCTTGCTTATATCAAACGAGAAGAGGCAAAAAAGAATGATGCAATGATTGACGCAGCTTATTCTATCTGCAAAGGATCATGTAGCTGTGACTGTTGTAAATGCGAGTAAAAATAATTAATATCGGTATTATGAAAAAGAATAAATATACATTTGTAGTAGATCTTACAGAATGCATCGATGATGTTGATGTATTTGTAGCAATAGCAAAAGAGAAAGTTAATGCTGGTGTACCTATCACTAAATTTGAATACAACGCTACTGTTGGTCATGCAGTAAGTGAGGCAATTCTTTCAACTGAAAGAATTAGTGCTCTTGTTACAGAAGCACTTACAAAGGCATTTGCTCCTATTGCTAATGAGACAGAGAAAGAGACTCCTAAGAAAAAGAACATCTTTGCTCGTTTCTGGGATTGGATCACACGAAAGAAATAAGTTGGTTACTAAAACTAGGTTTTACGGTGTACCTCAAACACTGTACTTTGGGCGCTTAGCTCAGCTGGTTTAGAGCACCTGCCTTACAAGTAGGTGGTCGGTGGTTCGAATCCATCAGCGCCCACGACATGAACACAGTTAAGAAATTCCTCGCGGAGTAGTTTATAAGGTAAAACATCTGATTAACCTTTGGTGATTATCAGAAGAATCAAGGTTCAAATCCTGGGCTCTGCGCTCCATACTTATAATTGAGCTCATATTAACAAATGTAACCTTATAAGACAACTGGTGGAGTCAGGCGATACAAAGCTACTAGGTCGGTTCGATTCCGGCATAAGGTTCTATCCATAATGATGAGAATTTTCATAATGTAAATTTTTTATTTAAACATAAATATACAAATAATATGTGGTTAAAAGAAAGTAACAGACCAAAACATCTTTTATATTCTATACCAGCAGCCTTCATTGGCACAATACTGTTTAGTACAGGATTGGCATTCGGTATGGAATTTAAAGATAAACAAAATGGCGGTAAGTTTGATTGGTTAGACATAGCCGCTGGTGAAATTGGCGGAGTAATCGGCCAAGCTTTACAAATAATAGTCATATCTTTATTTGTATAACCCAAATATTAATCTCCCTTAAGAAAGGAGGTTATATTACTTTCATATTTAGTAAACGATAGTTTATAAAATATGCGTTGATTACGAAATAATCAAACCGATTGCACAGGATCGGTTAATTGTCCTGCGAAGACAACGACACGAATGAGGTCCGGCTTTGTAATGATGCATAAATTACACCCTTCGTTGGCAGAGGGATACAAATGTCAACATTATTGCCCATTTGTGTACTGGCTAGCACGTCGGGCTCTTTGGTGGAGCTCTATTTGGAAACATTTAGATGAACATCTCGCTAAGTCGGCGAACGTCTCTAGTAGATAACGCCGAGCTAGGTTTAAATACCGAGTGTAGAGACTTTATACGAGACACCTAAACGAAAGCATGGTGAAGACAAAGTCCAGCCAACAACGTTTTACGGTCATGGTGACATGATGTTGGAAGAACCCCGAAGGAGTGGGATCGATACCTACATGGGCTACTAATTAAATATAGACATATGAATATAGGAACACATAACTCATTGACATATCTTACACCTAAAACATGGTGGGGTAAGTTACTTAAATTTACCGCTAGATGTCAATCAATAGATTACGAAAAACAATATGAACTTGGAGCAAGAGTATTTGATATACGATTGTGGTATAACGATATGATGTGTGAAGAAATTCGTCATGGTAGAATAGCATACGATAATTCATGGAGGGTATTACGGGAAATGCTTAAATTCCTCGACAAGAAAGGAGATTGCTATGTACGAGTATTATGCGAAGAAGATTCTTTTGCCAAACATGATCCTTTAGCTGTAAATAAGGAGCACGAATTTATTTACGACTGTGAAACTTACGAGACGCAATATAAGAACATAAAGTTTTTCGGAGGCAATAGAAAGTACGATTGGAAAGTATTGTACGAGTTTAAGAATAAAGACATACCTACACTGGTTGATAAGTACTCTAGTACTACATCTTTATTTAAGAATGATAATAAGTTCTTACGTATAATTGACGACCTATGTCCTATATTATATGCTAAATTGAAGAACCATCAGAACATAGAAGAACATAAACAATCGGGTTCTAAAGATTATTTATTTATAGATTTTATAAACATACAATAATATGGAAGTTAAATTTAAGAAATTATCAGATAAAGCAGTATTGCCTAGTAAAGCACATTCTACAGATGCAGGTTTGGATCTTACGTGTGTAAATATTACAAGTGAGGTTAACGAGTGTGGTCAGTTTGTTTTAGTATATCATACAGGTATTGCTGCCGAAATTCCCGTTGGTCATGTTGGTCTTTTGTTCCAACGATCTAGCGTATATAAGAAATCTCTTACTCTTACTAACGCTGTGGGTGTAATAGATTCAGGCTATCGTGGAGAAATCCTTCTAAAGTTTAAGAACACTAGTGGTGATTCTATTCCTGCTGTATATAGTATTGGTGATAGGATTGCGCAGTTGGTCATCATGCCTTATCCTGAAATTGAACCTGTTTTTGCAGATAATCTTTCAGAGTCTGAGCGTGGAGAAGATGGCTATGGTTCTTCAGATAAGAAAGATATTAGCGCGGATACAGGATCTCAGAATACTGAGACTGCACCAGATCAAGCGGCTGAACCAACAAACGGTTCTGAGTCGGATAAATAATACCGGTATAAAATCCGAGGAAGGGGGTGTCCTACATAGGGCTACCCCTTTATTTGTATATATACTAACTAAAAATTAAATTAACATGTTAAAAACACAAATAACTGGGGCTAAGTACTTATCCCCACAAACTAACCAGATGACTAATCTTAATATTGCTGTTCCGGCCGACAGTAAAGATACTGAGTTTGGTACATCTGATATATTGCTTGCTAAAGACATTGTGGCATATCTGAATGCACTGGATTCGGATATATCTAATGAGCTTGATGCTCAAACTGATAAGATTAATAAGATTAATGAGTCTATTAAACAGCTTATAGATCATAACTTGATTAAGATAGTTACAGAGCTTCCTACTACAGATATAGATAAGAATTGTATATATCTTGTACCAAATAAGGATGGTGAAGGCAATAATGTATTCATTGAGTATATCTATGTAGAGTCAAAGAATACATTTGAGGAAGTAGGTAGAATACAGGCCAAAGTAGATTTGTCAGACTACTATACTAAAGAAGAAACTGATAATTAGATATAGATAGCAAAGAATAGTGCTATTAATATACATAATGAAGACGATACCAAATCTATAAAACTAGACATCAATGATACTGCGGCTGGTGAAGATTACGGTAGTCCGGTAAATGTATCTTTAACTGACCACAATGATGGCAGTACTATTGATATTAATGCTTCCGATGGTTTTAGACATAGTGATGACAACGGATGTTATGGTAATCTTTACAGTGGTGGTCTGGATATTGAAAGTAGAGGCCAGAGTGCTCATGTATATGACGGTTATATGTATATGTATAACTATAATATTAACGGTAGTATTGAAATAAATACCAATAAAGACCTTACAGAGGAAGAACAAGAGTATGGGTATTCTCCAGTAGAGCTGTCTTTAGATGACGGCGCCAATAATGTAAGGATTAATGCTATCTATGGTCTTTTTTTAAAAGACAATGGAAACTATAGTGGTAGACTTGATAAATATGGATTACGTATATATGGTGCAAATTATTCCTCACATGTTATTAACAATTCTATATAGCTGGATGTAGATGACGATACAGCTATTAACTTAACAACCTTTAATGATGAATGTTCAATAATTTTTGGACAATATAATAACCCTAAATTTAAAATATCTCGTCCTATAAATGGTACCGAAGGAGCTACTATAACAGGTGTAAAAAGTATAGCAGCTTTCGCTAATCCCTCTGCTACTAAAGCATGGGCTACTGATGGCTCTACTGTAGATTTATCTACTAAGGCTAATGTTGCTGATTTAGCTACTAAAGCTAATGCTTCTGATGTATTGTTAAAGAAGAGTGCTAGTGGTGGTTATTATATTGAAGAGAGTCGTAAAGCGTTAGGATTGAAAGCTTTTACTGCTAATGGTTCATGTGCTGCTAGTGGATATTATTCATTCGTTGAAGGATATTCTACAGAAGCTGCCGGCACTGGTTCTCACGCTGAAGGTAATAGTACAAAAGCTAGTGGACCTTATTCACATGCAGAAGGACAAACCACGAAAGCTCTTGGTAACTCTTCTCATGCCGAAGGACTAAATACAATTGCAAGCGATGATTTTTCACATGCTGAAGGAAGCAATACGTATAGCAATGGATACTCATCTCATTCAGAAGGAAATAATACAAAAGCTAGTGGGTATTGTTCTCACGCTTAGGGTATTTATAACGTTGATAACAAAAATGCTATTCATTCAGTCGGTATAGGTAATGATACAACTAGAAAAAATGCTGAATATATCTATGCTAAAAATAACGAAAATGGTACTGGTTTAACTGACGATCCTAAAAACGGATACAAATACCTTATAGGCGTAGGTGGATATGACGGTATTAGCACAGACAATACTACTTATAAATCAGTTCAAGAAGTAATAGCAGATTTAACATCACGTATTGAACAATTAGAAACTAAGGTAAGAGCTCTTGAAGCTGCTAATACTCCTGCATAAAACTTAACTAGGTCTTAATGTAAGCATTACGGGGTTCGCTACCCCGCCTAGTGCAACAGAATCTACCGCATATTTAAATATGAAAAAGGTAGGTCTTATATTTTAATTATCGTGGACTAGGATGTATCTAGTCCTAGTCCATATTGTATTACTTATAAAATTACAGATATACATAAATATAGCATGAATAAATCAAAACTATTTGGTACTAAACTAATTGAAAATGTAAAGATACCTAAAATACCGTCGGTTATCATTCTAAATAAGTATGAAGGCCTGTCTAATATCAATTTTGAGGAAGGTGATTTATTAGATGCGAATAGTATAAAAATGTATATAAAATATCTGTCTGGACTTGACAATGTTGTTACATTTAACAATATAGCATCTAAATAGAGACCTGGCATAGTACAGTGCGGAGACAATCTTAATATACATAACGGAATTATAAATGTCGAAAGTATATCTAAACAATTTATAGAAGATTTATAATATGGCAGAATTTTTAGATAAGGCCGGCGTTACTGCTTTTTGGAACAAAATCAAAGGTAGATATGACGGTATTCTTACAGGCGATAAACCTCTTGTAACCCCTGTAATTGTTTCTCCAAGTTGGCAGATATATAAGAATGATGGAACAACTGCTGTTGGCTCTCCGATTACAACTACCAACGTTTCTGTAGAAAATGGTTACAAAGTAAAATTCACAGGTAGGTGGATGTATACTGCAGACAGTGCTAAGAAACTTCCTACAAAAACAAGCGGTTCATGGGGCACAACACTACCAGATCCGTCATCGGCCAGTGCTTCATATACATCAGATTTGATTTCAACTACTACCAATATTACACAGAGCATTACAGCTCCTCAGGCAGGCCTTGTATATGAGAATGGAAAGATTCATCAGGCTAGTGCTACTGCTGTGGATACTACTTCATGTACAGCTCGTGCTTCTTTTGGTAACAAGATATTCTATGGTGTAGCTACTGCAGGTACTATTACAGATGCATTAATCAGCGGTCTCACAAGTGAGATAACTACATCAAAGACTAAGCAGGTTAATGCTAGCGCTACATCTGTATCACAGATGTATGTATATGCTTATCCTACTGCTTGGGGAGATCTTAAAGCCATCTCTAAGGATGGTGTAGATGCTGTGCTTACTGCATTTACTAAAACGACTGTTAATCATGATAATGGTTCAGGTGCTGCTGCAATTTCGTATAATGTATATTATACTGGCAATGGTGCACTGAATTCTAGTTGTACTCTTAAATTTGAATAATTATGGCAGGAAGATTATATAGAATGGCGAAAGTGGTGTCTGCTAACCCAGCATCTTGGGGAATTGTTGACGCCAACCAGATATCTGGTTTTAGAACAGTTGCTACACAGGCAGACCTTTATTCGATCGCAGCTTGTGTCCTGTCATCTTCATATGGTGATGGTACAACTACTGGCGCTGATGCTGTAGGTCAGATTTGGCACGTACAAGAAAGTAATGAGGATTACAGATTAATCAATTGGGCCAGCCGTGGTAAAGCTGCAGGTTGGGAAAAGGTTCCTACTGCTGATGAAATCATTACCGTGGTTAGTGACGAGATTACTCCAATTCTCGAGGAATTAAAAGAAAAAGACGAAACATTTGAAAATAATTTAAATTCCGTTACGTCTGATTTAAATTCTTTTAAAACTGATTCTGATGCTAAATTTGAGAGTCTTAACCTTTGGAGTGGAGCAGTTGCTGACAAATTAAATACATTTGGTTTACCAAATGGATTTGCTACACTTGATACTAAAGGATTTATACCATTGAGTCAACTTGGTAATCTCGATACTACATTGTTTGAAGTTGTGACTGAATTACCCAGTACTATTGCTACTATTAAGAAGCATATTTATTTGAAGGCTGTAGGAACTACTGGAGACAAGAATAATTATGCCGAATATATTTACACTGGTGATCTTACTGCTACATATGATGCTACTAAATGGGAGAAACTTGGCGAGGTTACTGCTTCATTTGATCTAAGTGGTTATTATACTAAGACTGACGCAGACAAGAAAATCGCTAGTGAGATTAACAAGCATCGCATTGAGACTATAGGATTTGTTCCAGCTACAGATGGCTCTAGTGATCTCCAATTGAAATTAACTGAGTATCAGGGCGCAAATGTAGGTCCTACTACAATACCTACTGTAACGACTAATACGAACGGTTTGATGTCACCTACGCTGTTGACTAAGTTGAATGGAATAGCAGATGGTGCCACTAGGAATACAGTCGTGAATAAAGTAGAAAGTACTGGTACTGATGCAGTAAGTGGCAAAGCTGTCTATGACGCTATTAATACGCACAAGCTGACTAATAGCAATTTATCATCAACTGCTATAGGAAATACATACAGCATCCTTGGAGAATGTGATTCTGAAACTAATGAGGTTGGTACACTTGTTGATTCTCTAACGTACCAATATAGTGCAGATCATAGTACATTATCAATAGATGGTGCAGCTGTTTGGGATGAATCTACGCTTAGAGCTATTTCTAATGACGAATTAACTAAAATATTAATATAATAACCTATGGAAACATTAGACAGATCTGGACTTGTTCGCCTAAAAGACTGGACAAAATTTGCTCATCCTATATCGATTACTTTAGGTAGTAAAACAACGGATACGTACTCGTACAGTATACCAGAAGACTAGCAAAAACTAATATTTACATAGAGAGGAGATGCTCTTGGAAATGGATACCCACCTCAATATATTATTTGGAATGGTGTACAAGATGCATTTGGACCAGTCGGAGTAAATGATTTCCCAACGCTTATATTTAATTTATAGCGTGAGACGAGTGCAGACAACAGTATGACGTTATATTATACTACTAATTATTATAATACTGCAAATAATAACATGTACATTATTACAGCGATTGTGCGTAAGTTATCTGCAAATAATAGCCAAGTTACATTTATTATGCATGGCGCATTAACTAAACTAACATAATGTTTGATATATAGGGAAATAAGATAATACTAAAGACTGATGAATTAGCTATACCTCCATTTAAAGATTACTATAATAACGCTAAAGATAAACAAGAAGCGTTGAAGAAAATCGAATTTATAGTATGGCGATATAAATGGAATACTCCATATGAGGCATATCCAGAAAAGGAGCGTACGTGGAGAGTAGCTAAGGATGTCTTTAAGGATGAGAATTTTAAACCTGATGCATAGATGATGGAGTTGGCAAAACGGTTTAACGAGTTTCAAGAAACTCCGATGACTCGTTTGCTTACTTCGTCGAAACATGCAGCAGAGGCGATTATGAGTGTAATGAATAGTTATTCTGAGACAGATTTAGATATAGATAGTGCTACTAAAGTGTCTAAGCTTCTCAAGGATATAAGTGGAATAATTAAATCGCTTGATATGGCGATGAAACAAGCAAAGGCTGAACAGGCTGAAACCGGTAGAGTTAAAGGTGGAGGTGTAATAGGTCTTTACGAAAATCCTAGATAACGAATGATGATGAATTTTACAAAAATTGCTTTTGAGAAGCTCACGAGTAGCGATTACTCAAAAAAATAGATGATGACAGATTTCATCAACGACTAGTATAATGGTAATATTGATGAATTTCTTAAAGAACACACGTGGTGTACTGGCGGTATTAAAAATGACGACAACATAATGGTGCATATATTTGCAGGGATTCCTGATAGTGTAACACATGTTCATCCGTTAAAAGCATCTATTGGCGTAAATACGTAGACTGGAGATTCAGAATTATTCAATACTTACGAAGATAAAAATTAAACATGGTAGATTTCAATAAACGCATTTATAATTCTATAAAATTCAGTCCTGCTGCTGAGTTTTTTAAGAAGCATAAATGCTATACTTTAGCTCCCAGAGGGACTACTGATTATAATACATATTGGGAGCAAGAAACAGATAGATGTTTAAATGGTTATATAGCGCCAGATGGTGATTATATTACTGGATATCATTATTTCTATCTAAACTATAGTCCTATTATGAAACTAGAAGAAGTTAAGTATACTGATAGAAATGGAAATGTACGTACAAGACGTGAACGTATATTAGACTTTCCTAGATTTTGGGACTATGATTACTATTACTACAACGCTATAGAAGAAGCGGAAGATCAAGGTAAACACATGTCGGTGATTAAGAGCAGATAGCGTGGGTATTCCTTTAAAGGAGCATCAATGCTAGTACGTAATTATGAATTGATACCTGGATCTAAAAACTTTGCTGTAGCATCAGAACAAAAGTTCTTAATAGGAGACGGTTTACTAACAAAAGCTTGGCAAATCATGGATTTTATAGACAAGAATACAGCATGGGCTAAACAAAGACTTGTATCTACTCGTATGGAACGCGTAGCTGGTTATAAGGTAACTGATGAATTCGGTAAATAGACTGAACAAGGTTATATGTCATCTATTAGTGGAATAACACTTAAGAACGACCCAGAACGTATTCGTGGTACTCGTGGTAAATTAGTACTATGGGAGGAGGGAGGTAAGTTCCCTGGCTTGTTAGATGCGTGGCGAATAGAACAGCCGTCTGTAGAAACTGACGACGGTGTAGCTTTTGGATTAATGATAGCTTATGGTACAGGTGGTACAGAGGGCGCTTCATTTACTGGTCTAAAGGAACTGTTCTATAAACCTGAAGCATATAATGTACTGGCATTCCCTAACATATGGGATGATAATGCTGAGCAAACTAATTGTGGATTCTTTGTTCCTTCATGGAGTAATCTAGAATCTTTTGACAAAGATGGAAATTATATCTATATGGATAAAGATGGAAATAGTCTTCGTGAGAAAGCTATTGAGAATCTAATAGAGTAGCGTAATAAGATTAAAGATGGAGGAGCTTCACAATAGTCCATAGATAGATTTATATCAGAACGTCCTATTAAGCCAAGAGAGGCTGTACTTGAATTAGGTAAGAATATATTTCCAAGAAAACTTCTAATGGATCAATTAACACGTATACGTACAAACACTAAGTTACGTAATATGAAACATATAGTAGATCTCAATTGGGATGGTAACGGTTAGATAATAGCTACAGAAAAGAAGTCTGGAGATATTACTGAATACCCACTTAAGAAAGGAGATAAACCACATGGATCTATAGTAATATGGGAATATCCTATAAAAGATCCGCCATTCGGATTGTATATCGGAGGGTGTGATCCCTACGACCACGACGATTCATTTACGAATTCATTAGGATCAGTATTCATATTCAAACGTGTAAAAGCTGGAGAAGCTTGGAATGATGTAATAGTAGCAGAATATTCAGGTAGACCTGATACAGCAGAAGAGTATTATGAGAACGTCAGAAAACTATTAGTGTTCTATAATGCTAGATTATTATTTGAGAATGAACGTAAGGGTATATATCCTTATTTCACAAACAAACACTGTGATTACTTACTCGCAGATTAGCCCGATAAGATTATTTCTGAGGTCTTTAAGGACAGTAAGGTACAAAGACGTAAAGGATGTCATATGACTAAATAGATTAGAGCATATGGAGAAGGTCTTATTCTAGAATGGTTACTTGAAGAATACGAACCTGGGCATCCTAACGTAGAGAGAGTATATAGCGAACCTTTAATAGAAGAACTTATAGAAAATGATGGCGTTAAGAACGTAGACCGTGTTATAGCATTATGCATGGTTATGATATATCGAGAAGAGTTGTACTAGGTGAAGGTTAGCAAATCACAAGAATAGAATAAATAGGTTGAACTCTTTGAATTGCCATTGTTCGGAACACAGTGGTTCTAGGACAATAGCGTACAAGATGATATACCGATATTTAGTTTTTAACGATGGTTAGAATAGAAGATAATTTATACAATGCAACATTTCCGCAACAGAAGTTACCTCTATCAAAGAAGAATGAGGATTGGCAACACAGTTGTGTGAATTATATTATCGGAGAAGGTAATATTGTATCCGGCGGAAGATAGAATACACAATTCGGGGAGCTGCAGACTTATTATAATCTATATAATAGTATTTTCGACGAAAAAGATTTTAAACGTATAACAAACCCATTTAAAGTAGACGATGGATTCCCAGCAACACCTTAGGATTTTAATATCATACGCCCTAAGATTGACCTACTCATTGGTGAGGAAACAAAGAGACCCATGAACTTTAGAGTAGTGCGTACATCTTAGGAAGCAGCGTCTGATTTAATGGATAAGGAAAAAGATATGCTGATCCAATATATGATGTCCGCAATAATGGCCAAAATGGATCCCGAACAACAATAGCAATTTCAACAGCAATTACAAAATGGCGAAATAATGCCTCCTGAACAAATTGCTAAATATATGGATAGTACGTATAAAGATGTTGTTGAAAATACAGCGTATCATACGCTAGTCTACTTAAGAGAAAAGCTTAATCTAGACAATGAATTTATAAAAGGATGGAAAGATGCACTTATCTCCGGTAATGAGATATACTATATAGGTGTTTAGAATGATGAGCCATATATGGAACGTGTTAATCCGTTATATTTTTCATATGACAAAAGTCCCGATCTAGAATTTATTGAAGATGGTTCATGGTGTTGCCGTAAGATGAGACTGCCCGTAGCAGAAGTGTATGATAGGTATTATAATAAATTAGATGAAAAAGATCTAAATAAACTCAATGAAATGCTCACTGGAAAACCAATGGGTGATATGCGAGAAGGCGATCCTGTAGATACAGGCGGAGGAATACAATTGCATATATACGATAATCCAGAATTCGATCAGAAAAGTAGATACTGTATAAATGTGTGGCATTGTTGCTGGAAGTCTTTTAAAAAGATATTTTACGTAACAGTCATGGATGAGACAGGCACTCCTCAGGTACAAATTGCCGATGAGTCGTATAAAAAGATAGGCAACGAATTATCTGTGGAACCAGACTGGATTGTAGAAGTATGGGAAGGATATCGTGCAGGAAATGATTTGTATTTTGGAATATAGCCTATTGAGTATCAACATGTAAGTATTGATAATCCTAATAGTCAAAAGCTGCCATATTGTGGTTGTGTATATAGTAATACTAATAGCAAACCTAGATCACTTGTAAGTATTCTTAAACCATTACAGTATATGTATATTGTATTATGGTATAGACTTGAATTGGCTATCGCTCGTGACAAAGGTAAAGTTATCAACATGGATATTACGCAGATACCTAAGTCTATGAACATTACACCAGAACGTTGGATGCATTATCTTTCTAGTGTTGGTGTTAACTTCATAAATCCATATGAAGAAGGCTGGAATGTTCCTGGACGTGAAGGCGGAAAGCCTGCTTCATTTAATCAGATTACAGCATTAGATCTTACAATGTCTAATGTTATATCTGAATATATTCAGTTGATGGATAAGATTGAACAACTTGCTGGAACTATATCTGGTATTACAGAACAACGACAAGGTGCTATCAGTTCTTCAGAACTTGTTGGTAATGTTGAGCGTTCTGTTGTACAATCTTCACATATCACAGAGCCTTTATTCTGGGCGCATGCTCAATGTAAACGTCATGTATTAAATATGCTTTTGAATACAGCTAAAGGTGCTTGGCAATAGACTGGTAAAAAGAAATTATCGTACATATTTGACAATGGCGAACGTGCATTTCTCGATATAGCTGACAAATTCTACTATGAAGATATGGATGTATTCGTAAGCGATACTTCTAAAGATCTTGAGAACATACAGAAGCTCCAACAGCTTATACAACCTGCTATGCAGAATGGTGCTAGTCTACTTGAAGCAGCTGAAATACTCACTAATGATAACTTTAATATCATTAAACAGAAACTTGCAGCCATGCAAAAACGTCAAGAAGAACAAGCACAACAACAGCAACAAGCTGAAGCACAAGCACAGCAACAGCTTCAACAGATGCAGAATGAAGCTAAACAACAAGAGCTCATGCTTCAAGAAGCTCAAATGGATCTTGATAGATATAAGATAGATCAAGACAATGCCACTAAGATTACTGTAGCTGAGATATCTGCATATCGCGGAACTGAAGATAAAGATGCTAATCAGAATGGTATACCAGATCCTATGGAAATAGCTAAAGATGCTACTGCACAAATGAAGATACGTGAAGATGCGTACTCTAAGCGCTACGAATCTAAACAGAAGAAAGAGATCGAAGATGCTAAAATACAGCTTGAGAAAGATAAGATGAAACATGAATCGCAACTTCAAGCGCAAAAAGATAAAGCTGCTATGGAAAGAGAACAACTTAAAGCTAAGACCGCTTTGCGGAATAAAACGGTAGGAGAGCGTTAATTATGACAAAACCAAATAAACGATTATCATATCGTAGATTATCTACGCTATTAAATACTAACAACTCTGCTACGTCAGACAATACACGAATATCTCATCCAATATTACCTGTAAATAGAAAAATAAATCAAGGAGAAACTGTTATATATAAATATAAAAAAGGATTGCGTTTTCCTACAGGTATTGTCAAAAGCAAACAAGAAGTTGTATCGCAAGACAATAGATCTAGTTATTAGAAGAGGTAGGATGATATTGCGCTATAGAATGTCAAAAGACGAATACACGAATAGCAGAATTATTAGAATGCTGCAGAGGGAGTTTCTGCAATTGGTAAATTAATTAGTCCGTCTACATATGTTGGAGCTGCTGCAAGAAGTTTAACAGGTGATGGTACTTTTGGAGATAATCTTGTTGGAGGAACTGGCTTTAATAATATGACTGCTAATGTTATTTTTGATGTAGCTAGTCCTTTTATGTTAAAAGATGGCATTGGAGCTGGTACTGAGTTTTTACAAAATTCTATGCCTGGGCTATTTGATCCTTATACAACATTTAGAGGATCTCTTGGTTATTACGGAAATTCATTATCTGATAGAGTCTTAGGAACTTTTGGAAGAAGACTTCATTTGCCAACCAAACCTAGGATGCCAGAATTATTTAGAGCTGAGAAAAAAGGAATAGATATATATAACATGCCGACATATGAAAATGGTAGGATGGTAAGATTTCCATGGTAGAATACTACTACAGATACAGTTGTCAGAGACCACCCAAAAGCACATTGGTCAGGTAGTGATGTTATTGTAAAAAATCCAGCTATGTATGATCCAAAAGCGTATTTAAGTACGTAGCCTTCCGACACATTTATATTACAAGGTTTTAATAATGACCCGTTTAATCTGTCCAATTATACTATTGTAAGTGGCAATACTGATCTTTTACGAGCAGCCAAAAGTGCAGGATATGAAACGCTAAGTACTCCAAAACTAAGAAAGCGATTTGCAGAAATGTAGGCCGCAAGAGATGCAGAATAGGAAACGTTTGAGCAAACTAGCTAGTCTAATATAATGAGAGCTTTGAGCTTTAGAAAAGCTGGATATTCTGATGAGGATATAAATTATACTGAAACTTTAAGAAAACTACTGTAGAAACGTGGATAGCCAACTTATAAAGATTATATGTATCAATCTGAATAGACTGGATTACCAATTACTGTAAGTAGAGAAGCTACATAGGTGCCAAACACACCACTAGAAAAAGTTGTTGGTGGTAATATGTTGTTTTATAATAGAGCGACTCCAATTGAAGCACAGTTAAGAAAAGAGTTAGGGATTGGATCCAGTGGAATAAGTGCTGAAACTGCAACAAAAAAAGGATATGACGCTGATTTTTTGCGCAAAGCAGCTGAAGATTTAAACAGACGATTATATGAGAAACATTAAAGATTTTCAAGCACGCTATGATAGATGGAAGAATGGTGAACGTTACTGGGATATAAGAGGTATTGATTTGCCTAGGTATGATACTGGAGATAAGAACACAGTGGTCACTGACGACGGTAGTGTATTTAATGTAGACCCTAGCGCAATTGATGCACGTAATCTTGAGGTTACTACACCTGATGTAGAAGTTATAGGCAAGAAACAATATCCGTATCAATCAGCATTTAATCCGTACGCTTTAACAGAAGGTATACAATATGCACTTGGAAATACTGTAGGTAAAGTAATGGAGCCGGTTAGTAAAATCCCTGGAGCAATGCCCGTGTTAAGAACGTTTACACCAAGTAATTGGATTGGTACATTACGCACAGGAATACCTATGTGGGATGAAAAGAATCCTGGGTTTGGTGATAGTTACGGAGATAAACAACTTAACTTGTTGTTTGATTTGGGTGCATCGAAAGTTCCTATTTCTGGAGCAGGGCGAGTCCTATCTAAAGTACCACATTCATAGGTATATAGAATACTCAATGATACAGGAAGAGACGCTTTAAACTCTGCTTTACAGTGGCAAGCAAAACATCCAATCTTTAATAGAACTATACTGCCGCCTAATCAAGCAGGACATTTTTATAGGGTAGGTTCTTCTCCGATGATTGATGATGCTGTTAATACAGGAATTATAAGATCTAGAACAGGTTGGTATCATGGTGCTTTAGATAAAGCTATTGAGCATCATCCACAGTTATTGAAATATTTTACCAGAGACGAATTATCGAACATGAACCCAGTAAATTTAGAATAGGCTTTAGAAGACTTAGGTTTAGATTGGAATTCGTTTGGAAGGCCCGAAAGAACGAGTAAATCGGGGATTAACCTAGGATATCGCCCTTCTACTAATCATGAAGGCACTGTTGGTTTTGTAAAAGGTGAGTATTTTTATGATCCAACAAATACCGATTATATTATAGATGGTACAAACGCTTCTAGATTTGCAAAAGGAATGCATGGTAGCTACGATACAAAAGCTCCTATGTATAAAGGAACTCCAGTCGTATTGATAGAAAATGGAAGTCCTAAACATGCAAGTGCACCAGCATCTGAATTTAATTACTGGGAGAAAAACGGTCCTTTTTGGCGTAGGCGAGATTTTAATACTTAGAGAACTGGGTATGTTCAACCTGGAATTACATTTGATCAAGCTGAAGATTATGACTAGTTATTAAAGTTTGTAGACTCTAGGACAAAAAGTTTGCAGCCGTTGTAAACCGTATAGATAATTATATGAAAAACTGCATATGAAAAAGAAAAATGATTTTTATACTTGGCTAGATTAGATAGCTGATAAGAAAGCACAAGAATGGACACAAGCTCCAATGAAGCCCTTGTCTACAGATGAAGTATATACAGAGATGTTGAACGATCCTACGTATAACTATAATGAGTTTTATGAAGGACGTCCTTTTATGGCCAATGCTATGTTATATGCTCCTGCATTTGCACATTTTGACGATTATGCAAAAACTATGTATCATCCTACTTTTTCTAATTAGTCTATATATAGCGGAAAAGTAAGTGATTATAATCCGTATGGAATAGTTGGTGGTAGCTGGAACGAAGCTGGTACTGAATATACACCTAGTATGTCTTAGTTAGCTAACTACTGGAATTATAACAGAACTAGAGATTATTTAGATCATGCAGAAGACCATCCAGTAAAGATAAACTTGCCTGAATATTATACTGGAAAAGGCGGTCCATCACGATCTATTCGTAAATATATAGCTAGTGCTGAAGGTTCGCATTTTGCCGGGTAGAATCGTAGATGGGGAGGTGATGCAGTAGGAACGTTCTACAAAAGATTGGGAAATATTATAGGAAATGATGCGTGGGACGCATTGACACAAAATCAGCGCGATGCGCTTACTTCATATTACTATAATATAAAGCCATCTAGTTTTAATCCAACATTGAACGCAATACGACAATGGGCTGCAAATGGAATGAAATATGACGATTTGTCTGCCATTAGAGATACCATAAATGTAGGTATGAATAATAAAAAATTATCTGGCCTACGTAAGCGTAGATTATATGAGCAGGATTTGTTTATGAAAGGCCTTCAGCCTACAGGTGTTGTGAACGGTAATATTGTGCAATAGGTACCGTCTAATAATATACAAATACCAATGAGTCCTGATTATAACATAAGTACTGTACACGTACCAATGTCACAAGACATACGTACAGTGTTAAATCCATACATAAACATACCATTAAAACCTATGTTATATCCCGATCAGAAACCAGATGGCTCTTTTGATCACGGTAAATCTGGAATATATATAAATCCAGCTAATCGTGGTAAGTTTAATGCTACTAAAAAACGTACAGGTAAGACTACAGAGGAACTTAGTCATTCTAAGAATCCTTTGACAAGAAAAAGAGCATAGTTTGCACTAAACGCTCGTAAATGGAAACACTAATACACTGAATGAACAGTGAATAAAATAAGTATAACAAATTAAATTATTATAATAATTTATGGCAAAAAAGAATACTACTCCAACGCCGTTTGATGATCTATTGAATAGTGTATATGGTAATGAAGGTAACATGCCTGAAACTACCAATATGGATACACAAGATTCATTTATAAACGTCGTTGAGGATGACGATAAACCAGCAGATAAACCTGCTGAGGATAATAGTGCGGATGACACTAATCCGTCTAATATTAATGACGATGATAGTGAGATTCCACAGGACGTCCTTGATAGAATGGACGGAAAACCAAAAGAAGAACCAGTTCAGGAACCTGCTAATGCTACAGTAGATAATACTGAAGATGTGCAAGAACCATCTGATGCAGATGTACATGAAGCACAACAAGTAGGTCTCTTGTTTGACGCAATTGGCGAATCATTTGGTTGGAACATGGATGATATAAAAGAAGAAGATCGTCCTTTAACAGTAGATGATTTGACAAATTACATGCGTGAAGTTGTACAGCAAAACTCTGTACCTCAATACGCAGATGAGCGAATATAGTAGCTCGATGAATATGTTAAAAATGGCGGTAAGTTTGAAGACTTTTATGGTAAACAACAGCAGTCTATTTCATACGATAATATGGATATGGAAGATGAAGATAACCAGAAAGCTGTTGTAAGCGAACTTCTACGCTATAGTGGATATACAGATGATCAAATAAAAAACAAAATATCACGTTACGAAGACGCCGATATGCTTGAAGAGGAATCTGCTGATGCTCTCGATAGGCTCAAATAGATTAAACAGCATGAGCTTGAAATGGCTCAACAGCAACAGGCCGCATATTTGCAGCAACAAGAAGAGCAATCTAAACAGTTCTATAATGACTGCATGAATCAAATCAAGTCACTTTCAAGCATTAGAGGTGTACAGATACCAAAAGAAGATAGAGCTAAACTTGCTGATTATATCTTTAATGTTGATCAAAACGGAATATCAAAGTTCCAAAGAGATTATAACAACAAGGATAACTTTATCAATAATCTTCTTACTACTGCATATATTACAATGAAGGGAGATTCGTTCGTGTCTACTGCTAAACGTGACGGAGAGTCATCCGCTACAGAAAAACTTAGAAAAATGTTAAGACATCAGGCTAAAAATCATACAGCCTATAATGTCGAAGATAAACCTAAATCAGTCGTAGATCTTGCGTCAAGATTCTTTTGACAATAAATTTAAAATCAATTAATATATTATATGAATAACAATTTGCTTAATGGTCTCCAGCTCTATCGCGGTAAGCGTTTTTCTGATCTGGTAGACGAGAATATGATTTCTAACGCTTTGCTGACAAATCCTCATCAGGTTTCAGGTCTGCTTTCACTTGTATTTGGTACAAAGGATGATGGCGTATCTACTGCCATTGACATGATTACCGGTGGTCTCGGCAAGACTATGATTATTGATAATCGTGAGTATGAGTGGTCTGTGATGATTGATGGTGACCACGCAGTTAATATTATGTGGGCTAAGTGTGACGGTGTAGATGTAAATGAAAATACCGCAGCTGGTCTTAATGGTACTCCTATCTATATCGCTCTCGAAGAGAAATGGTACGGTCCTGGTGCAATCCTCGCATTCGATGACATCAACTTCCAGGTACGCGTAAAGGGTATGCCTTATCAGGATGGTAACGCTTGGGTATACGAGTGCTATGTAGCTGAGGGTTTTGCTAACTCTTATATTCCTGGTATATATCTGCTACCAGGTCGTCAGGTAGACCGCGTAGGTTCAGCTTACGAAGAGTACAGTGATGAGGCTGATATCATCAACTATCAGACGCCGTTTAAGATGCGCAATAATCTTATGACTCTGCGTCTTACTTATGATATTACTGGTGATGCTTATTCTACAGTACTTGCTATTGCTCTGACTGATCCTGAGACTGGTAAGAAGTCTTATTTGTGGTCAGATTATCAGTACTGGAAGGCTCTTCGTGAGTGGAAGAAACGTGAAGAGAAGGCTCTTCTGTTCTCTAAGTCTAACCGTAATGCTGATGGTACATACAACCTTAAAGGTTCAAACGGACGTCCTGTAGCTATTTCAGCAGGTCTGTTCGAGCAGATTTCGCCCGCTAACATACGTTACTATACAACTCTGACATGTGAGTTGTTCGAGGAATTCCTTTTCGATCTGTGCTATAATCTGCTTGGTACTAATGAGCGTAAATTTATGGCTTTGACAGGAGAAATGGGTATCCGTGAATTCGACCGTATCATGAAAGATAAGGTAGCTAGCTTCCAGATGATTGATACACACTTCATTACTGGTTCTGGTCAGGAGCTTACTCTTGGCGGACAGTTTACAACTTATAAGATGACTAATGGTATTGAACTTACTGTAAAGCGTTGCGCTATGTTTGATAACATGGAAATGTTCCGTAAGCTTCATCCTCTGTCAGGTAAACCTTTGATGTCATACACATTCTTGTTCATTGATCTTGGTCAGCGTGATGGCCAGGCTAACATTGTTAAGGTTTGCCGCAAGGGTCGTGAATTTGTTCAGTGGTGTACTGCTGGTTCAGTAACTCCTGCTGGATACGCTAACAACATCAATACTGTACGTTCTAACAGCCGTGATGGTTATCAGGTACACTTCCTCGGTGAGGAGGGTATTATGCTCCGTAATCCGCTGTCTTGTGGTATTATGTACTGCGATGCAGATGACGCTGAGCATACTAATAATGGCATGACTACAGTTGGTGCTTAATATTAAACAATAAATATAAATAATGTTCGAGCCGGGGAGTGTTCCCCGGTGTACGACATTACAACATACTAATTTAAAATTATGGTAGTTGAATTAAAGATTAAAAAGAAAAACCCCTGGGCAGGTCTTCTTAAATATAAAGGATGCGTTGATTATATTAGTCCGTATTGGACTCGTTCTGGGATGAGATATACTGGTCTTACGCCAGAAGATGAAGAATATTTTGAAAAAGCTTTAGGTTATGAAAAAGGTAGACTTTCACGTTCTAGCGATTTCTGGATTAATTATGCTGTAAAAATAGGTGCTCGCACACTTATACTTGATGATTCAATTCCTAGTTAGGCTTTGGCAATTAAATTCCTTAGTGGACATAAGCGTGTAGCTACATCACTTGACAAATTTACTGAAGGTAAGGATTATCTTCTGATTAATCGTCAGGCTGAAGCTATTGAAGCTAATAAGATTAACAAGCAGCGTAGAGAGGCTATTATCGAGTTCGGTAAGCTTACTCTTGATCAGATGCGTAAGTGTCTGCGTCTGTTTGGTATTAACGGTGAGCGTATGTCTAATGAGCTTGTTGAGTCTACATTATTTAATCTTGTAGATAAGCAGCCTAAGAAATTTTTTGATTTGTGGGTAAACAATAAGTCTAAGGATACTCAGTTTATACTTGAGGAAGCTATCGCTAAAGGTGTTATCCGTAAGCAGCGTACATAGTACTATTATGGTACTGAGATGATTGCCGATTCACTCAATGATGCAATCGCATATTTGGATAACAAAAAGAACCAAGACCTTAAGCTTGCAATCATAAACGAAACTAAGAATAAGTAATATTTAGAATGAGATATGACGTATAATGATATATACAAAAATTTTTTGATTGAATATGACAAGGCTGATGTATCTTCGTCATATCCTTCACTTACAAAAGAAGAGATTGCAGTTATCTTAGATAAAGCAATGTATGCTTTAATAGCTCAAAAAGTAACAGGAAATAATCCTCGTAAAGTAGCGTTAGATATGGATTCTAAAGCTATGTCAGATATAGCTCCATTAATAGATATATGGACTCTCACCCAATCTACAAATACTACAGATCCAAGTATTGCAAGCAATGAGTTTGTATATGTATATGATAACGGTGTTACACCGCCTGTTTATATATTAGGTGGTAAGATAACATATACAGATAAACAGAAAGAAACCGGCAAAGCGGAAGGCTCAAAAGATACAAATAAATATGAAGAAACGGTTTAGTTATTAACAAGTGTAATAGCGGATAAATTTAAGGAAACTGTTCACAATAAACCTTGGATAAAAGAACCTATAATGTATGTATAGCGCGAAAATACTACTTCAAAAGAAAATAGTGAAAATACTACTTCAAAAGAAGGTACGTGTATACACATACTTATAGATAGTAGTAAAGGTAAAATAACTAATAGCTCATTGCACATACGTGGAATTATGATGCCGACCAGTTTTGCACAATAGAAAACAAACACTGAGAAGTTCCCATTATCAAATACTGTGTGTGAAGAGCTTATTAATCTTGCTGTAATATTTGCTTGTAGAAATGTACAAGATCCTAGATTAGCAACAGTAGTACAAACTAAATCATTAGAGGCATGACATTAGAATAGACAAGACAATTGGGGATAGAATTTGAACGTAGAATTCAAACTATACTTCCGTCAACTAAAACAGTTGATAAGATTGATACTGAAGATATTTATGCATTCTTAAATGAATATCAAAATCAGTTCGTTAAAGAGTTATATATAACAAAAGATCGCGTTTAGCCTAATTCAAATGCTTCTAATCGTATTGATGATTATCTCAAAACACTTATTGTTTGGGGAGAATGTGTCCCGGATGAATATAATCTGTTTAAGTTGGATGATTTCAATATGTATATTGATTCTACTTCTTTAATAGAAGGTTCTTATGCAAAACCATATGACGAAGAAGATTCGCAAACTTAGGTTTGGGTTGGCAATGATTATATAAATTCACAGCAATATAACCAAATAATGCGAGATCCTTATAATAAAGGTAAAATACTTCGTAGACCATTACTAGTTATGAAGAATGCTGGAAAAGGAACTACGTTTGAAGTAATTACAGATGAATATACTAAAATAATAGCTATAGACATTAGGTATATCAAGATACCGGCAAACTTTACTATACTTGGCGATGGCGTTGCTTGTGAACTTCCGTACGAGTGTTTTAATGAGCTTGTAAGCGGCGCTGTTTAGTTATTTATAAACTATAAGCGCGGAGGTGCTTCATAGCCTTAGACAGCTTCTAAATAGCCTTAGAGACAATCTAATCAATAGAATAACCAACAAGATGAATAGGAGGATGAATGATGACAAATATATAGATATTAGCCGCATTTGAGCGAGAGATAAACCAAATAGATGATACTCTCAATAAGCCTGCTACTGACGATTCTTTGTATTGGTTAAATCAGGCTGTTTATAAATTCTGTAAAACTAGATTTAATGGCAATGCACCACATTTCACATCATATGAGTAGAATGAGAAACGTACTAAAGATTTAATAAACCTATTTGTATCAAGCAATTTAGATTTAAGTAGTGTGGATGAAAGTCGCGCTACGTATAATAAGTATACAGTAACTTATCCTGAAAATATGATGTTTGTACTAAATGAGGATGTAGTTATAGATTCGATTGATGATGGACATGAACTCGATACGTCAGTATTTGAATGTACTGCAGATAGCTTTATGTATCGTGTAAATAATACACTTACTGACTTCCATTATCGTCATTATAAAGCTAGGCCATTGCGTATTAAGACACAAAATGGATGCGATCTCTTAACTGATAAGAAATATAAGATAACTAAATACACATTAGGTTATCTTAGAAATCCAAATAAAATAAGTCTGGATAATCCAAAAGAAGAGTATTCCGATTTTCCAGATGTAATAATGCCAGAGATAATCAAGATGGCAGCATAGATGTACATAGAAAGCTAGATACCTATGCAGCAACGCTATCAGACTATTTCTAATGAAGTGAATACTCAAGAGTGATAAATTAACGTGGAAATCCCAGCTAGTTGGGTCTAGCATTTTATTTAATAGGGAAAGTAGAAAATTTAAAACATAATAAATTATGATTACATATGTAAATACAGTGTTTGTTAGTAACACAAACAATCCAGGTGTAATAGAAGGAACTAAGACTCTTAAAGGAACTGAAACGAATGTTGCTGGAAATGTTGGTAAGTTCGTATTTGAAAAGAATGAGAAGAATTCTGATGAATTCCGTATCGGTCTTGTTAAAGATGGTGTACTTCGCGTACATGGTGCAAAAACCGAAACCTATACCAATATCGTAAAGTGGTCTAACTGGATTGATAAGAATTATATCAAGTCTGCAACGTTTATGCTTGCAGATGCTTACAAAAAGAACACAAAACTTGCTGAAGAGGATACTATAACTATTAATTTCAACGGTGCTTTTACTGATGATAAAAATGAGTTTGCACAGGGCAATCGTCGTATTGTAGTACGTCTTACTTTCAAAGATATGCCTACTCGTTTCCGTAAGTGGACAGAGTCTTATGAATATCTTACGAAGAAAGGTGATACCGCTGATGATGTTGCCAAAGCTTTTGCTACAATAATTACAGATCAGTATAAGCGTGCTCGTGTAGAGGCAAAAGCCGGCACTAATGTTTCTGCTGAAGCTGACGATGCTAAAGGCAAACTTATTCTTACCGCAATGCCTTATGATGATGACAATAGCGTAGATACACTTAACGTAGCCAATAAGGTCCGTTTCAATGCAAACGTATACTACACTAATCCTCAGGCAGCCGGTTTTGCTTCTAAGAATAAGTATTTCCCCACAGGTCTTACTATCAATAAGAAAGAGGGTTATAACGATCCTATGAGCGCTAAGAATGTACGTGACCGTGAGGCACAAGCTATGGGTTATGAGGGAATTCTCAATCGTGACTGCTGCACAGATCCTATCATCAAGCCTGCTATGATTACCGATCTTTCTAAGAAGTACGATGGTATTACTATCGAATTTGAGACAAAGTATCGTGCTGCTGATGATATTCAGCGTCATACAAAACAAGCTATTGAGATTTATGTTTCTGCTGCAGGAACTCCTGCAGAAACAGATATTAAAGCTCTTAAAGACGAATTTACAAATGTTGGAGTAAATCTTGAAGAGATTGCATATAAAGCTGCTTAATTTAAATATTAACAAACACTAAAGCTAGGGTGGGGATTTACCCATTCTAGCTTTTATTGTTTTAACACGAATAATATGAAAAGAATAAGAATAGGCAATGATATTCGTGTATAGACTACATTACATGAATTAACGGATTTTGATGCTACGATGATCAAACAGTTGAGATGTTATTTCATACCTGAATCTGATAGCAACGTTAATCCGTTTCCTCAAACATATGATCCTGCACAATATAATATATGTAACTGTGGCAAACCGATGTACAATGTATTCCCATGCAATATAGACGCTCCTCACTGGTTTCCTGGATACAATGGTTTTGGCGTAAATTCTACGCCTTTTATGAGCATTAAGAAGGAATATTTAGCACCGTCTAGACTGTTGGCCGAACAGAATAAGATAGAGGCTTATTTTCCTGCTGTAGACTAGAAGCTATTAGGAGAATATCGTGTAGTTATTGTACTTACACTGTATCAAACAGGATGGGGCGCAGATAACTTACGTACGTATACTATAGATAAAGGCGTAGTATTTGCATTAACCAGTAATGACCAAGATATTGACACAGATACAGTAATCGACTTAGATACTCCATATATAACAAGCATAAGTATTCCTAACACATTAACACTTGAAACATAGCAAGTATTTAATATTGGAGATGAGGATTATAACCATGTTGTATATAGTATAGAGCTTCATTACTCGAACGGTGCATCTAAAGAAGTAACTCCGGATGAATTCAATGAATTGTTTACTGTTGCCATGCATGGAGGTCCATCTGCTATAGCTGTAGGTGAAAACGGGCAAATTAATAGAATTGATAAATATAGTGATGTGAATACAGAGATTACATATTTATTGAGGGACAATGTAGCTATAAATGCGACAATGAAGGTAGTTAGTTCTGGAAAATGGCATACTGTTAAATACGTTCATGAGAGTACTGTTACTGTTGAAGGCCCTTCCGAAATATTTGTAAACAATAATTGTCTGTCAGGTGACCCTAAACAGATAATTTAGTTTGAAGCATTTAAAACCCCAGGTGCATCTGTAGGAGATGTTACTGGTGCTCAAGGTGACGGGTGTACTGTTAATACTAATGATAATCGCACGTTCTGGATATATAGTCCTATTACAAAGAACAATATTACAATAACTATTACTAGTGACCCTGGTAGTTGGGAGGATTAATGATATGAATATATTACTGAAACGTATAGCCAAGAAAGAAACATATACTATTGGCAAGTTATATATTGACAATGTGTATTTCTGCGACACGATTGAAGATAAAGATCGTGGATTAAATCAAAACATGTCAATCAATGACATAAAGAAAAAGAAAGTGTACGGTGAAACAGCAATACCTACAGGTACATATTCATTAATCATTGATTACAGTAATAGATTTAAACGTAGAATGGCACACATATTGAATGTGCCAGGCTATGAAGGTATAAGGATTCATACTGGAAATACAGCCAAGGATTCTCTAGGATGTATAATAGTAGGTAAAAATAAAGTTGTCGGTAAAGTGGTCGAATCAAAGATTACATACGACAAATTATTTCCGTTATTAGAAAAAGCTTATAAAGAAGGTAAAATTAATATTACAATACAATGAGTTTAGGATAGTCTATAATAAAAGTATGCTCAAGTATCTATGAAGTTATAAATACAATAAGTGGTAACACAATACTAGGAAAGATTTGTGTTGCTGCTGGAGCACTTATTACTGCTTACTTTACTCCTATTATAGGCTTACTCGCATGTTGTTTCACTGCATCTACTGTAGATATGTTCTATGGAATAGCTGTTGCAAAGAAATAGCATTGCAAAATTACTAGTGACCATACTAGGCATGGTACATGGAATAAAATAAAAGCTGAGTTCGCTATAATATGTTTAGCACGAATGCTTGAATATGCAGTTCTTGGTACCGAAGGCGTATTTGTATTGACAGGTGGCGCGACAGTTATTATAACATTAACTGAAATATGGTCAATACTTGAAAATTTAAATACATTGAATCCAAACGGTCCTTGGAGAGCTTTAAGTAAATTCTTAAAGAAGAAAGGGGAGGCTTATACTGGAGTAGAAATTGAATTGAAAAAACATGATGACGATAAAAACAATACTGAAGTATCTGTTCAACAATCGTAAGACTCTATTTAAGGCCATTTCCGGGCTTTGTGTTGGACTTTTATTGTGCTGGGGAGTAATTCTTCACAATTAGAATAAAAAGCTGTCACAGAGCTTAGAAACAGCTTAGAACAACATTGAAGCCTATTAGGGGTTGCTTAGCGACTCTTAGTAGGCTTCTAATGTATTAAAGCTTACAGTCGAACAATTACAGAATTCAAAGGATTCTGTACTTCATAAATTAGATAGTGTACGTAAAGAATTAAAAATAAAACCAAAGCAGCTACATACTGCAGCAACTCAAACCTAGGTATTAAACGTTATAGGCAGCAAGGGGGTAGGGGGTAATATTATAGTTAAAGATAGTATATATACAGATAGTATATTATATAACCCTCTAACTAAAGTTAAATATACTATAGGTAACGATACTGTAAATATAGCAATAGACTTACAAAATGAACAATATCTATACGTATATACTAAAAGAGAATATAAAAATAAAAAGAATTTCTTTAAACGATTATTTACATTGGACTTTAAGAAAGTTACTAAGTATAAATACAACATAGTAAATACAAACGACTTACTTAAAAGTAAAGATGTAAGAATAGTTGAATCAAACAATTAATAATTATGACATATATTTCACTAAGAGAATTTATAGATGATATACTTTTAATAGTACGCAATAACAATATTAGTGAAAGTGAAGATTTGTCAAGACATCAAATAGCCGTTTGGATTAGAGCTTATAAGTAGATGATCCTTAAAGACAGGCTTGATAAATAGAAGGAGTAGGCTGTCGACGACGAACTGCTTGAGGACTATATAGATGATATATTTATTAGAGAAAAAGGTCCCTTAGAGTTAATAAATCCTACAGACGATGATCATTGGCCAAACAACACTAAGCGTACCAAGGAAAAATTAGAAGGTATATATAATAACGACGAATCAAGCATACTTAGCGTGCATGATCAAAATGGTTGTATAATACAGTACATGAATCACGTACGTAAACATTACCAAGCATTTAGAAAGTACACAGGTAATGCTATTACTGCTTACTATGATGGAGGCTATATATACGTACAAGGATTGCCTGATGATAGTAAATTTAAGTATATTTGGGTAATGGCTATATACGAAGATATAGAAGATGCTGAAGATGGAGATGATATCGATGAGGATGAAGTAAAGATACCCGCATGGTTAGTTCCTCCAATCAAGAATAATATACTTAAAAACGAATTGTCGTTTATGTTAAATAGACCTAGCGATGATAGTAACAATGCTACATTAGCCAGTGTTAAACCACATGGACCACAAGATGAACAATAGTAAATCAATTACATTTAGAGACATGTACAAAGGAATGCCAATAGAGATTGATTACGTTACGTATAAGCGCATATTAGAGTGTATGTGCTAGATTATACTAGAACACGTATTCATGCGCTCAGAAGGCTTTAAAATGCCTTATGGATTAGGTATGATATAGGTTGGTAAATATAGACCTAAGAACTATGATGGCAAGTCTCTATCTGTAGATTATAAAGCTAGTAAAGAGTACAATAAGCGAATATATTATTTAAATGAACATTCAGATGGGTATAAATTTAGATTATATTGGTCTAAGATACCTAGGACGTTCCCAGACAGATATAGATATCAACTTAATTTAGTACGCGCTAATAAACGTAAACTAGCTTAGTTAATATTCAACAAACAAGATTATATAGATATCAATGATATACAAGTATACTAAGTGTGAGGCTGTCATAGCTAAGATTATGGCAGACCTAGATTCGTCTGAGGTAAGATAGCGTATTGAGGATATTAGAGAATGGATATTTGAAGCTACTGAAAAGATAGGCGCACCTATGCAATATATAGTTAGAGAGTCTGGCATAGATGGCGTACCTATATTTAAAATACAAGACTATCAAATACCGATGCCTGCCGATTTAATTGTATTAGATGGTGTGGCATATTCTAAGAATGAAAATGGACCATGGCAGCCAATGAGTACTGCTACAGGGTTGTTTAAAAGCAAACAAATACCTAAGGCTCAAGAAGAATACGTACTTCCTACAGACCCAAATAATTTAGCCGCAGAAAGGCAAGAAATTAAGCCCGAACACGAGGAGATGAAGTATAAATATCCAACCACTCAATCACAGTTTGCAACAGTAAACGGAATGAAGTATTTGCGCAATAGACTTAATGAAAAACCAGAATATTTTATTAAGCCAGGTTGGATTGCTACTAATATGCGAGATGGGTACATTAAATTACAATATAAAGCAATCGCTACAGATGAGCGTGGGTATCCACTTATCCCAGATACGACATCGTATCAAGAGGCAATATATTGGTATGTAGTAATGAAAATAAATTTCTCAAAATACCTTAAAGGAAAGCTCGGCGGTAAAGGCGTGAATAATAACGGTGCTGTTTATTCTTACTTACAGCAACAGTGGAATTTTTATAGAAATCAAGCATATGCAGAAGCTATGATGCCTACAGCAGATGATATGCAGAACATAAAGAGAGACTGGAATAAGTTAATACCAGATTGGGATGGAGATGAAACATTCTTCAGTAATATTGGTAAACAACAGTCTTTATATAATGATTATTACTATGGCTACTGAACAGAATAATACGTTTATAAATACTTTTACTGGTGGTATGAATACTGATTCTGCGTATGACACTATTAAAAATAACCAGTACATATATGCTGTTAATTTGCGGCCGTACGGTACGTCAAAAATAAATAGCTACAATGATATCGCTGCATATGGAAAATACGGAGTAATGACTCCAGTTAAAGCGTTAAATGAAGACATTACTTATACGACTTAGATTGTACCTAAATTCGACGACGATAAAACTCAGCGGATAATAAAAATAATTACGTCAGGAGACACTAATATCTTAATTAAGCTACATAATAATTACATATATTTGTATAAAGTAGAGGCTTCTGATGAATTACCAAGATACAGATGGGCATTCTTGTGCAAAATAAAAATTCGAGAAAAAGTAGAAGATGCAGTTGACTTGCGAAATGTTTCGGCAGTATTACAGTATGAAACTGACAAAGTAGTAAATCTATATATTGCAGACGGCGAGCATAAGATAATGATGATCAATGTAAAGGATACTGATTATATTAAAAGTCTGTATAAAATAGATGAAACAACCCATAAAACAGATGGAGAAATTGATATAGATTTAATTAGTCAAAATAGGTATTTCCCAAAACATGCTATTACATATAAGGCAATCGTAGGAGGACAACTTAAAACTTCATAGGTACAATATACTTATAGATTCTATAAGAAATATGGAGTAACTAGTAAATTAGCACCATTAAGTCGTAAATATCAAGTCATAAATCCTTCTCGTGATACTGAAGTTGGCTGTGCTGAAGATACAGTTACGTCAATAGGTTTATAGTTAGGAATAGCAGTTGATGAGAAGATAGATCAATTCGATAGGCTATAGGTATATAGAATACAATATATAAAACCTAATTAGAATGCTTAGATTGATCTGATATATGACGGTGAGTTTACAGGCACAAACATTAGTGTTATAGATAACGGGCGTAAGACTTTACAGACTATATCCGTTGAAGAGTTCGCTTAGATACATGGACAGGACATTATACCTAAATTACTTGAACAAAATCAAGGCTATTTATTCGCTGGAAATGTAAAGGATGATACTATATTTCAATTAGATAGAGAAGATCTTAAAAAGTTCTGGGCTATATAGTTTACTCCGGTTAGCGGTAATAAGTATAATATTCCGTATCTAGATGTAAATACATATAACAAACCAGAGTCTAAATCTCCTGACTAGGTTGACAATGGTGATAAAGCAGTTTAGGCTTTTATAAGCGATAAGATGTTCAACAATGCTGATTATTCAAACCCATATGCCGATGTAAATCATAATTTTGATAATCAGTACAGTAACGCCATGTTTGATTATAATAATTATATTGGAGGTAGCGGTGTTTATATCTCATGGAGGTTATAGTTACTTTAGATTGATGACGATGAGGCGATAGATACAAATAATTCGTATTATCTACAGTACGATTTGTCCGATGATAGATTTGTACCTGTTTTTGATATCAAGCCCAAAATACCTCAAGACCAAGAAGAAAATGTACCTCTACCGAATGCGTATGATATTATTTCTGATTGTGGGTTTCCACGTCCAGATAAGGTGACTCATAATGATGCTATTACAAGTAGTTGTATCAAATCTCTTAAACGTGGTGAAGTATACCGATACGGCATAGTATTGTATAAGAACGACGGTACAAGAAGTGACGTAATATGGATAGGTGATATACGAATTCCGCATCCGGGCATAATTAAATTAAACGAATTAGGCACAATACAAATCGGTATAGAATTTACATTAAATGATGCATTTAAAGATTTTGCTAATACAAACCACATATGCGGATACGAAATAGTACGTTGTCAACGTACAGATGAATATTCTAGATCACTGCAACAGGTTGTAATAGCAAGTACCGTTAGACAGAAACTTGTTGATGGTACGTACTCTCCATATTATCCTACAGGATTTATTATAAGTAATCCTTAGTATATAGGATATACTCCATATCCGAATGGCAATGCAACACAATGGCCAGAACAAATGACTAGTGGTGCGTCTGATAATAGACTATATTAGGTATATTGCCCTGAGATACAGACGTATGTGGATGACACGTTAAACAAACTTAAAACAAATCAAATATCATTAACGCCCGCTTTGTATTTGTATTCTCCAACCGAAACAGATATAGTAAGATTTACAAATGATGATGCATATGATGATTATACGTCTAAGTGTGCTGTCGCCTCATACTAGATACAAAAAACACATATATTTTCGTTAAGTTTTGTTCCTGTTATAGATTTTAGTAGTGACGGGTTTGATAAATACAGCTATACATTTGGCAAATATACAAATGTAAATTATAAAGCGTTAAGTTATTCAAAATCAGACAAATCCAATAAGGTAAATAAATTGTCGTACTTATACTCAGCAAATACTGTATATTCTAGGCGATTTTTCATGCTAGATTCTGATAATAAAATTGTATATGACAACGGTGAGCCAGTATTGAGGCCTAACAATATAAATTCCGGATACAAAGTAGACATAGATAATGTTTAGTTTACAAAAGATACCAAATTTAATCTGAACCAAAATAATTATTCTATGTAGATACGTGAAATATCAAACGTAAGAATGCTTAATTGGGAGGATGGTTTTTCTAATCATGTCATGGATGGAAGTAAAATAAGTAACGCTGTAAAGAAATATAAATCATATGCTAAAAATATATCTACGTCTAGTTATTTGAATTGGGTTTGTAGTAGTAAATATGATATTCCTGTAGGGACAAATAATGAATTCGGATGGACAGAAGGTACATGGAAGGATGTCGTTGAATTTACAAACGTTGAGAATTCAGGTAACCATGAACACAGGAGTTTCCCTTCTATTGGGCCAATCGGTCCTGCCGCAAGGTGTTTGATAATATAGTTATCTGATGATAGAGAACAATTGGGCAAATTAATAGATTCGTAGAACGGGGGAATAATAAAATCTCACAGTCTAAAATATATTTTTGGAGAAGTAATAACGACCAATCCTATAACAAATTATTACAGTCCATCGGCTTTAGGTGGAATTTTAATACCATCATTCGACCCTCAAGTAAATTCTAAAGATCCGGAAGAAGTATCTAAATTAAATAGTTATCCGGGAACACTTCTATGTGAGATCACACATCCTGCTATACACTATTCTGGTAAAGATATGTCGTCTAAGCAATATGATACGTATTATGGATTTGGTGATTATAAAGCATGTTCTTTAGGAGAAAATGACATCAATAAGATGAGCGTATTTACAGGTGATATGTATACACAGATATATGAGATCGAAGGCATGTATAAAGCGTATGACTTTAATGACGATAAGAGTTCATTGCAGTCTATGCAGACAATACATTATATTCCGATGGAAAGTACTATCAATCAGTATTTCGATTATGGAATGAATTATCGTAATACAAATAACGCTAACTTACAAGCTGAAGCTGGTGAAATAAAGGGTGTAACTTCACAAGATAGACCAGTACATCAATATAACCTTATTTATTCTGACAACGGAACCAGTAACGATTTATATTCTCCATAGAGCACTACATATCTGTAGAATACTTATACACAAAGAATATGTTATTCACAACTAAAGACTAACGGAGAACTTTTAAATAGTTGGAATATATTTAAACCTGTGGATTACATAGACGTTAACCCAATATACGGAGAATTAACTGATTTATTTACTACACAAGATACATTGTATTTCTGGCAAACTAAAGCATTTGGTAAGTTATCTGTTAATGAGCGTTCACTTGTTAAAGATGAAAATAGTAACCTTATACAACTGGGACAAGGAACTGTATTGCAGAGATCTGACTACTTAAGTACCAAGTTTGGAATGAGGGCACAAGATATGTGTAAAGTAAATGTCGATAACGATATATATTGGTTTGATTACGGCAATAAATGTATTGCAGCATACAAAGCTACATCTGGCGCATATGGTAGCACTAAAATGTCAGTATTAGACTTTACGGAAAATTGTAATGTAAAGACACTAATGTAGATAAACATTAATGGCGATACTCAAGTACCTACAATTACATACGACACAATTAACGATGAATTATTGTTTCACCCAATTAAAAATAACGCTATTTTAAGTGAGGAAATGACATTAGCATTTAACTGCAAATTAGGTATAGCGTAGTCTATGTATGATGTGTTAAATGGACAATTAGCTACAGTATATAATAATTTAACAAATCAGACTGATGCAATTTCGATAAGATCTAATTTTGCATCATATACACGTTGGTGTAATGATGGCGAAACTCCAACAACTGATGATACAGCCAGATTGAACTTTGTAGTAAATCCAAATGCATCAGTTACAAAAGTATTTGATAATCAGCAAATAGTCTTCCCGCAATTATATAATACGACTTCTAGTCATACTAAACAAACTGCTGATTACGATAATTTCAACTGCAATCTCTATACAGATTTAGATGAAGCTGGAATGATCGATAAATATACAAATAGAGAAGGAAATATATGCTTCCCGATACCAAGGTGTGCAGATGGAATTCGTAGATTACGCGGTAAATGGATGATAGAAGAACTGTTGATGAATAGTAATGACAATGATCATGCAATATCACATATAATAACCAAATTTAGACAATCATACAATTAATTATGAATAAAAGAGATAGATTATTACAATATAAACAAATACGAAACGGACTACCTAGATATGATTTAGCAGCAAAATAGACTGCATCTGGTTATTAGCAAAGTGATAACTTTAATGTAGGTACTCCTTCAATATAGTAGGGACAAGATATGTCTGCAGAGGCCAGAATGTATAAACCATCATTGCAAGGTGCTGTAAGTACAGGCACGCCTTATGTTACCATGTTAAAACAACCATTGACTGGTGCATTTAAATATTCATCAATAATGGGCGGGCTAGGTCAAAAAGCTTCTAATGCAGCATTATAGGCCTCTACAAAAACTATGATGTCAAATATATCGAAGATGTCTACAGATCAGATGTTGAAAGCTGCTGCAAATAATACACTCGGATAGGCAATGTCTGCCGGTGCAAAATAGGCCGGAGAAGAAGCTAGCAAAAAAGCTATACAAGAAACTACAAAACAAGCAACATCAGCTTTAGGAGGTACTGTTGGAACTGCATTAAGTGCAGTAGGTGCTGCGTACGGATTATATAATCTCGGAAGTGGCTTTGCAAAAGGTCCGAGTATTCCAACTTCAGGCATGATAGACCAAAGTCACAATGAAATCACTCAATCTGTAAATGGAGTTGATTATACTACTAAAAACCTCGGAGATACTTCTGCGTACGATAGAATGCTGAAGTACGGAGAAAATAACAGAGTATTATCCAATAGTATTTCTGGAGTAGGAGCTGGTGTAGGATCTGCATTAGCAGTAGGATCGTTGCTTGGTACATCGCTCGGTCCGCTTGGAATTATAGGTGGTGGATTAATTGGTGGCCTCGTAGGTGGTTTAGGATCATTATTTGGACGTGACAGACGTAAGCGTGAATTACGACGCAGAAAAGAAGCTTTGATTTCAAGTTACGCTAATCAGAATAAGCAAGCTGAATCTGTAGCAGCATCAGAAGGACTTAGAAATGAATTCGATAATGATACTTATACTGGTACATCTTTATATAATGCCGATAGAGGAAAAACAGCTGTAAATTATAACTTAATAGATCAACCTAGCAAAAGTAGATATGGAATGGTATTCGATAAAGATGGATATCATCTTGGCCCGATAAACTCTAAGGTTGGTAAAGGAGAGACTATTGTAAACTTCGATGAAGGTAAGATGACCTATATAGATAAAGGAAAGAAACGTGCAGATGATCAATATAGTTCGGTACAGGAAGGTGACAATAACTATATTGCAGGTAATGATATAGATTGGACTAATGGAAAATCATTTGCAGACCAAGTAGCTCCTATGTCTAAATAGTACGCTAAGAATGAAAAACTGCGTAAGTTGATTGAGTCTAATAAAAATGCTGATAGCAAAACTAAAGAGCTTAACCTCAAGCAGTTAGACTTGATGCAATAGCAGCTTGTAGAAAGCACGAAAGAACCATTAAACAGACAAGAAATGCAACATAAGATATAGAATATATATGACGGTACAATGCCTCAGTATGATAAAGGTAAATTTAATTTAAATTGGCTATAGCCATTAATATATGCTGGAGCATACGGAATACCTAACAGCCAATACAACTATTATAAAAATTCTGCTCCACAAGCTGCTAATAGCTATGTCCGTAATAGCAATGCTGATAGAGCATTAAGTATACTTGGACAAATGTATTTTGATCCGTATCAACAAGCTCAATAGATACGTGATGCATATAGACAAGGTATTTATAATATAAATCAACAAGGTGGACTTAGTGCTGGACAACGTACTAAGATGTTAGCTGCGCATGGTAACAACTATATGATGAATATGGCCAAATTGTACGGAGAAGCTAATGACATAAATAATAAGTATAAACAAGCTTATGCACAAGCATTAATGGAGGCTGGCGATAGAGATGCTACTAGACGACAGACTGCTCTTGCTCAACAACAGCAAGCTTATAGAGAGGCTATAGCACGTAGATTGCTTGGTATGGAGAATGCTAACCAAGGTAGACTTAATATGCTTGGAGCACTTGGAAAGAATTTATTTTAGCAGCAACAATTTGCAAGCGCACAAGATTATAATAATAGACTTATTAACTTATACGATCGCAAAGCAGATCTGGAAGAAAGAAGATTTAATAGAACATTATATAAATAATATAATAATGAATATATTAGGACAAGAACAACCTGTTATCTATAAGATGGATGACATGTTTGATCCTGCAACTGCACAATTATTCTTGGCAGCACAGTAGAATTATGCAAATGCTGTGCGCCAAGATTATATGCAAGGAATGCAAGATTTAAAAGAGTATGTAAAAGATACACGAAGTTTTTCAAGCCCTTTTGCTAAAGATAATGATGCGTATTATAATCTTACTTTAGGCGGAGCATCTAAATTATATGATGATTTACGTAGATAGGGAATAGACCCAATGAGAAGTATCGAAGGTAGAAGTGCAATATATGACTACATTTATAGTAGACCTTATTAGGATTTAGCTAACTTAAAACGTTCTGCAGAAGCCGCTAAAGAGTATATGAAAGATGTACGTGACCTTCAGAAGGCTGGTCAATATGATCGTGAATTCGATGAATATGCTAATGCATTAGAAGGAAATAGTCCGTTTAAAGATTATGACACATTGAAATCTGGTCGAGCATGGAACGGTGTTGCGCATAAATATACCGGAATACGTGGAGATACTGAAGGATGGTTTAAAGACGTAGAGCCTATATATAAAGGTATGGAAGGTGGCAATAGAGTGTACGAATTAAATTCTGATGACTTAAAAAATATAGCTAAAGCGCAGATGCCTGTATATCTTAGTAGTGCGCAAGGCAAATTCCAACTACATAAAATTAAAGAAGAACTTAGGAAAGCTAATCCAATATTGTCCGATAAACAATTAACAGAAGAAGCAAATAATAAGTTATTGGATGAAATAGTATCTACAAATCGAAATAAATTAAAGAAGAAAGAGTACGAGGCTGATCCGTTTAAGCTAGCAAGTTTTAATAATGCATTAGATCTCAATGCGTATGAACAGAAAAAGATAATTGATCAAAAATACGATGTAGATGGAAATGGTGGTGGAGTACGTGTAGATATATTTGAGGATGCGGATCGTAGAATTGGTACAAATACTGGTGCCATATTCCCTGTACATAATGGTCCTGCATACAGAGTAAATCCGCCATCTGGAAGAGGAATAACTAGAGTATACGATAATAGCGGCCGGTTTACAGGTTATTATAATGTTCCAAAGGATGAACTTGGAAGCGTACTTGTTAGTAAAAGATGGATGTATACAAACGATAAAGGTTTTACTGACGGGCCACACAAACATCGCAGTACTAGTAATAATTTACTGAAAATGATGGCAGCATAGGCTGGCGTAGATGAAAGTGAAATTGCTCAAGTCGGAACTTACGCATTAGGTGAACTAAAATCTAAAGATTATAAACAAGATGGAGTAAATAAAAGATTTAGAGGTGAAGCTGTGAATATATGGTTCCGTGCACCTAGGAAGAAAAATGGAGAAATTTAGATTGATGATAAAACTCATAAACCAATTCTTGACAGATACTTCTTATAGAGGTCGAATAAAGATAATATAGTATACTATTAGGATACAGAATAGGGTACAGCTCCATATATGCCTACAATGGATAAAAGACAAGCTACTAATGTAAAATAAAATAATTATGGCAACAATTAGTTATAAAGGACCAAGAGCCTACTATGCTCCACTAAAAGCACCTATAAAAGATGGATATATTCAACCGGCTTTTGCAAGTGATATGGAGCGTGAAAAGAAAAAGAAATAGCTGGAAGAGTGGATAAAAACTCAAAATGCTATAAGAGAAGGTGCTAAAGTTCGTGCAGAGGCACAAAAGCGTTATGATACGTATATACAAAAGCGTAAAGAAACTGCTAGACTTAATGAGAAAAAACGTTAGGAAGAGATTAGAAAGCGCCAAGAAGAAGAGGATAGATTGCTAAAGGAGGAAAATGAACGCGTTGATAAGATGCGCGATAAAGAAATGTCTGAAGAGAATTATCAAAAATTCTTGGATAGGAAAGTCGAGCAAGGCGGATTTCTTGGATATGAGGCAAAGCTTGCAAAGCAAGCTAAGGATCACGTATTTATCGAAGACTGGCTAATGCGTGGATTCTTTCATTTACAGGGCCATATAAATAATGCACTTAAGGGTGGTATAGACGCTAACATGGAAACGTCTATAGGAAATATTTCATTAGCAGATGCTAATATATCTGGAGCAGAAGCTCATCTCAAGATGCTAGAATTACAATCGTCTATTGACAAAGCTGCTGGCTAGATAGATATGTATAAAGAAATATATGCTCCTAAGGCTGGCGAAACTCCTGAACAACGCGCATAGGCATAGCGACAATTACAATCAAAAATTAATGAGATAAATGCAGGCATTGCTCAGCTTAAACAGCAAATGCAGGATCCATAGTTACAGGCCCTAGATTAGGCATATAAAATAGATAAATACACTGATAATATGGGTGTATGGGATACTGTCAAATTTGGAGCAGGTGTATTGTGGGATTCAGTAAAAGGAGCTTCTGTTCTTGACAGTAAGGCTGCTAATTTACGTAAGGATATTGCTAAACGTAGAACACAAGAGTATTTGGAAGATTATGATAGGCAGCTTAATGAACGATATAATCAAAAAGATACTTTATATTCTTCTGAAGATAAGTATATAGATCCAAAAACACAAGCATACATTCCTGCATATATTGCACAAGATAGAGAAAACAGACAAGCTAGTGTTGAAAGCTTTATAGCTGATCAACGCACACGAGGCAATCTTACTAAATCAGAAATGCATATTTTAGATCGAGAACGATTTATGGATTTTGATAAGACTGATACAGAACACTATCTTGGCGAATAGAATATAAAAAGGGAACAAGCTAAGCAAGATTACGTAGATACTGCGAAGTTTTAGGCAAGAATGAATTAGATATTTGAGCCATCTAAAGCCATACAAAAAGGATTACAAGTAAATCAAAATGCAAGCATATTCGATTGGAATTATTGGAAATACGTAATGCCTAATATGATAGGTAGTTCTAACTCATCATTGTCTCAAATTAAAGCTAATGCCATGTAGGCAGCTGGAACTATTGCTGGAATAGCTTTGGCTCCTGTTACTGCAGGTGGATCATTAGCACTAACGAACATTTCTACTATAGCAAGTGCTCCATGGCAAATAGAAGGTGCACTTGATGAAAACCGTGGAGAGGTTGGATCAAGAAGAGTTGACAGTTTAGTGCAGGCGATGCGTGAGTTAAATGACGATAACGGAAACAACGATATCGTTAATGATTTAAAACGCCAATCTATAGCTTATTGGAAATCACAAGGAATGTCTGACGATTGGATTAATTCAAGATTTAATAGTGGTTCAGACGAAGACGTTGCTAATGTAATGCGTGATTTTATAGCAGGATATACTAGGAACAATAGCCCTAAACTAAAAGCAGCATTTTTTGAAAGCCAAAAAGGACTTAAGGCTCAATACTGGGCAGATAACTTACGTACTGCAGGAGAGTTTCCAGTATAGTTTATGATGCAGTTAGTACCTACAGGATCAGCTAGAAAATATATGTCTATAGGAATAGACCGTAAAATGTAGACAATAGCAAGTAAGGTTAAATCTGGAGCTATTACAGAAGAAGTTGCTCAGAGATGGATGCGCAGATATGGTGCAAAAGAGGCCGAATCAAATGCTAGTAAGTTTGCGCATGGATTTAATTCTGTAAAGTCTCAGATGAGCAGCGGATTTGAAACAGGAGCTACTATAATGGATTCTCTTGGATTCGGATACGGTGGCCATGTAATAGGTGGTACAATCGGAGCAATTACTAAGCCAGTATTTAAACTAGGAGCAAGTATGCTACCTGAAACATTTAGGGCCGATATTGCAGATTTAGGACGTGCGTTTATGCATAAATACAGATGGGTCTATGATAAGTTATTGCCTAAGCAATGGATGCGTCTTGCAGCTAAATATGGACTTAATGCTATAAACAGAGGAGTAATTTCTGGATTGTCTGAAGGTGCAGAAGAAGGTGTTCAGTATTTGAACTCACAAGAAGATTTTGCATCTAAGTTTGGATTCTCTGTTCCAAATATTGCCGATTTATTGGCAAATGACTGGGCACAAGGTAGACGAGTTGCTAGCGCATACATGGCATTGCTTGGATTAAGTAAATCTGAATTATCTGATGATGAGTAGTTTTGGCAGAATGTACGCGGTGGATTCGCATTAGGATTTGCTCATCCTGCAATAATGAATATTGCTGGTAGTGTACCAAATGCAATTCGTCAATACAATGCTGATCAAGTGCTTACAGAAAGCCTTGTTATGGGTCGTGAACTTGATAAATTAGATCGTGCTGCCAATGTTACATTTGCTAAATGGGCAATGAAAGGCAAAGGAGGCGCTCTTTTATCTGAATTGTCTAGATTATATGAAGAAGATAAACAGCGTGATGGTGACGAAAGAAAACACTCAGATGAAGATTACGACGAAAAACTTAATGCTATACGGACAATAAACAGACTTGTTGAAAACAAGCGAGTACGTGGAATGCTTGAAGCAAAAGGATTTAAATATGGTACAAGTGAATATGCTCATGCTGTAGCTGATATATATAATACGCAATCTTCATTACTTGAAAACAGCAAAGAGACTGTATCACAAAATAATGCTCTGCAACAGTTATACAATACACCAGAATTCCAAGAAGAAATGGGCAAGATTGTTACTAGCGCACTAGATACCGATTTTGGAGTACAGATGCTTCTTAAGAATAGACAACTTTAGGCTGCCGATGAAGTAGAAGCAAATCTAATGAAGCAAGCCAAGGAGTCTGGAGAGCAAGTTGGATCTAAAAAATTCAAGAAGAAGGTATATGATGCAAGAAAGGCGGCAGAAGAAGAAGCTAAAACCAACTTTATTGATGAAGCTAAGCAGAAAGTTTTGTATCAAACCAGACTTGCAAATAGACTTAAGGCATTAATTAACATAAAACGTCAGGAGCATTCTCTTAATTAGATTTATGCTAAATTAGCAAAGCTTAACATAAAATCTAAAAAACAAGATTCTAAGCTGGTATCAGACGATATCGATAAACAGATAAAAGAAGTTAAAGATCTTTTGTTAAGTATTGATGATACTCTTGATTTCGGTAAGACTAATGAGGATGCATTAAAGACAATAGATTCTCTTCCATTGGTTACCCAATACAATACAGATGAATCTCAGCAGCTTGAACTAAACTTGGCAATGTTGCGTGCAGACAGGGCTGTCACAGAGCAGACGTTGAATACATTCCAATACGGTATCGTTAAGGATAAAGATGGTAAATATCAGTATAATGAAAAGCAATATCTGAAAGAATCTGATAGAGATAGACGATTAAACGCTGCTAAAAAAGCAGGAGATGACGAACTTGTAAAACAAATCGAATCTGAGGATACTACGATGGAGTATAACCCAGATGACGTTGCAAATAATGCTTATAAACATCGTATCTCAACTATCATGCAAGCTGAAAAGCGTAATGATAAATTGGATACAATGGTAGCCGATATGTACGCAGGTGACGCTACTGCAAAATATATGGAAAGCGTTGCCGAAGAACAGGAACGTGCAGCCAAAGAAGTTAGTAAGCTACCAATCAAACACAAGAAACCAGAAGGAGATCCATTGGCAAGTCCTAGTAGTAAACCTACTGTATCTCCGGCTCCAGCTACAACAGCACCTTCTACTGAATCTAAATTAGAACAGACTAAAGAAAAGAGAAAGGAAGCTTTTACAAAATCTGAAGAAAAATTTCAGCGTAATAAACAACGTGCAAAAGATGCATATGAACGTCGCAAGAAGCGTTATAAGAATTGGAAGAAAGGTAATCTGAATGCAGCAATAATTCCATTCCAAGATGCTATGGTATCTATTGCCAATAGCCTGATGAAAAACGCCGAAATAGGTGCATATAAAATATAGCAATTTATAGAAGACGTAAAAGAGATTGCAGGTGATATTGATATAAAAGACTATATACCTCAATTAAAGCAGTTATATATAAAGAACGCTATAAAAATTGCATTTCAACAGCCTGATTTTGCTAGCAATGTAAGTTCTGCTGATGAGGTTGTGGCATATGGTGTTGTTGCAAAACCACCGTATATACGTCCTGAGACACAGATAACAAATCCTGTTCAGCATATATTAAATCAAGATGAAGCTAAGATTGATAAAGCTACTGCATCTTATTTTGATGTAATTGTTGAAACTGAGAATGGCCCAGTATTATGTACAAATAAAGAAGCTGCTGATAAAATATCTGATACAAATAAGCTAACTCTCAATCAGATTATAGCTGAATTAAATAATGTTAAGAATTCAGACGAAGCCTTTTTAAATAAACTCGAATCTATATTTAGAAATACTCCTGTACAATATAAAGAGTATCTAAAGTATAAAAACATTCCTGGTATAATTGAAGCTATTGCTAGAAATGCAATCGCAGTACATCCTACTGATAGTATTATAGCCGGAATTAAAGTTAGAAATGCTGTAATTGCTACATTGCTTGGTAGAGAATTGGAACTTGAACCTAGTATATATGGTCCTGATTTTAATGAACTAATATAGGATTGTATAGGTCTTAGGAACACATTATCAATGGCTGGATATACTATCGTTACTACAGCATAGAATGTATATGATTTGGACACTAAAACATGCGAAGAAGCCGACATTATACTTACAAATGAAAAAGGTGAAATTCGTATAATAGATGTATTATCATCTTATACAGATATACTTAGTAGATGGGAATATAAACCTGGAATGTAGGCACATTATCGTATACGTGAGCGTGAAGAAGACATACTTCATAATCTACAAGATATGATTTCTAAGAAAACAGGAAGAGATGTTACATCATTGGGCGTATTACCGGTACTGGCAGACGGACGTTTTATTTCGATTCAAAAGCAAGGCGACATAATTAAATTCCTACCTGTTACTCTCAAGAATTCTCTGGAAAAAAATGAATATGAAGGATTGAGCCAAGATGAATGGGAAGAACTTATGCGTGTAAAACAGCAAGCTATTGTTGAAATCGTAAATAAGTATAACGAAACTGCACTTGCATATAACGATATACTTAAACAAGTAAAGAAATTAGGGCAAAATTTATACGATAATCAGAATGAGATACAGACTATTCAGTATCCTATCCCTGTGTCATTGAAAGACTGTGATGAAATCGCTGATAAACTCAGTCAACAGTTACAAGAAATTCAAGAGAAGCAGAATGAATTAAATATTCACTATACTGAAGTAAAGACTTAGCGAGAAGCATAGCTTAGATCCGAAGAAGAGGAAGAGTATTTCAAGCAATATGTAGAAGCAATTTCAGAATCGCAACCAACCTCTATTGAATTAGTAGAATTCTTAGATGACAGCTGTAGAGAATTGGATTTGTTGCTAGATGAATTTACTCCAGGAAAGCCAATTAGTGCAGAAGATAAATCTTTAATTAATAAAATATATAAAGCTATATTTGATGCTCAATGTGCACTTGATGATGTACTTCAAACTAAATCTTTGGTAGGAGTCGATGTCACTGCAGAAGAAGAACTTATTGCATCTGCTGTTGAAAAACTTGTTTAGAATAGATAGTATTTCGGAGCTGCGTCTATGTTCATGCAAAGATGGTGGCTAACTACTTTTGCAGGAGCACATGATAATTATAATTCGTATTTCACCCAATTGAGTTCTTGGGAAAAGACGTTGAGAGATCATGTGTTACATGATTTATACGGACATGAAAAATTACAAGCCTGGTATAATTCGTTAATAAACAATTATCTATCAGTATTGCTTGATAATGCTTAGGACTTCTTAGATCATCGTATTGGAAATGATCCTGTACAGAGAGGTTCACTTGCAAATGTGATTAAATCTGTACGCGATTTATCTAATGAATTCAATATTCTCTATGGTGATGTAGAAGATGAACAGTTCCCAGGACCTCCTAAAAGCGAATTGGAACGAATAAATAGAATGCCACATGCATTTAAAGATTATTATAGTATATCTAAGATACATCCGCTTTCATGGAATGCAATGAGCATAAATAATAATTATTACTGGATGTCAAAGCAGCCTGACTTTTTAGAGAAAGCAACGTTTAGTTTATAGTTAGCAACTAAAGACGGGGGTTACAAAAATCCGCGTACAGGTGCTTCTTATGCGATAAAACGTGGAGAGCCTATTGTGTATATTGAATATATTGATAAAGACGGCAAAAAACACTGGGCAGATATTCCATTAATGATAGATGAATCGTACTATCCAAATGCTACCGAAGACGAAAGACGTAGAATACGTAATGTAAATCAAGGACAGAAGAAGTTTATAAAACGTTACCTTGAAATGGTAGAATACGTTAAAACTCATCCTGGAGCAAAAATAAATGTTACATTCAATACAAATAAAGGTAGTATAGAATACGATAAAAACGGTAATTACCATTCTCCAATGGAGTTTGTATTTAAAGGATACGGTAACGAAATAGATTTATATACTGTAGCAGCTACTCCTAGTAGTAGAATTGGTATAAGCGATTTTAGACGTAAACCAGATGGAACATTTAGTTACGATGTATATACAGGTCCAAGTATGAATTAGCTTATAACTGGATTTGATGAGGAATTTAAGAAGCAAACTCTTAGAATCAACAGTGGTGCTATTATATATAAATATTATACTGGAAATAAGAAAACTATAGGCATTCCAATTGTAGGAGCTACTATAGGCCAGGTAAACCCATCAATGGCATCTAAACTTGCTGACATTCTAATAGCATTGTATAATGGAGAAACTACGTATAAAGGATATGATACGTATCAGCTTGCCCATCAGTTATTGTATGTGCAAAATCCAAATGATACCAGGATTCTTTCCCAATATAACAAAACAACCAATATGGTTGAAATTGTTAAACAAGGTAATGTCAATGGTATAAAAATTGGAGATACTTTATTTAATATAAATGATTTTAAAGAACGCGAAAGGTTAGTACAAAAAATAGCTTCAATGAGTGTGACGATCAATGCCAAAGAATTGAACTTTAATGTAGCTTAGTCGTCAAACAGTTTATTTGAAGCAGTTCGTTCACAATTCTTAAATACATCTGTAAATGAAATAGAATTACCTAACGGGTTAGTAATGACTCGCGATGATTTTACACATTAGAATGCTAATTCTGTAGGATCTACTTGGTTAGGATGCATGCTCAGAAAAGGTTTGCTTGTTACAAAAGCTATAGGACAGTCTTATACATAGGTGAATATTACTAGTTGTGAACTAGTAAATGAGAACGATATAGATGCTACTAGCAATCAAGCCGCTGCTAATCAAATTGCAGAGCAAAAAATTGATCAAAAACAAAAAGAAGAGAATAGACAGCGTATATTTGATATACTTGATGGCGGTCTATCAATGAAGCAGAAAGAGAACCCTGCTAGTAGTGGATGGTCACAATCAACTAAAGATGATGTATTAAACTTTTTTGATGAAGTCTTAGGTGATTTGGCAAAACATGGATCTACATTAAATCTTGAAGATGATACCTGTTTAGGGCAGATTGGCAATGAATATATTATGGGTGTTTGTCATGCATTATCGATTGATTTATCTACGCATGCTCCAAAGAGCGCAGCTTATCATGAGGCATTCCATAAAATATTTGAATTACTTGTTCCTGAAAATACTCGTGATAGACTATATGAACGATTTAGAAGTCGTCATAAGAACGCTACGGATAGACAAATAGCAGAAGAATTTGCTGATCTGTTCACAAGGTATATGGCAAATCGTAGAGATTCAGACAAGTCTAAATGGTATAAACGTCTATTCTCATGGTTTAAGAAAATAGGTATAACTATAGGTATATTACGAAAAGTAGGCTTACGAGGAACGACAGAACTATACCAAGTATTCAACGATACTACAAATGGAAAATATCGTAATGCTACTATTAGTGAAAAGCAAAAAGCTAGGTTTGATAAATTGTTCAAGGGAGGTCTTCATTATACTGTAACAAACACAAAGACTGGAAAATCTGTTAATTTTACAGAATTACATAATAGTGCTGATGTATAGGATATGGTTGAGTCATTAGGATTCTTTGCAGCTAGAGTGCTTAAACTCGATGCATTAAACGCTTCGGATCTAAAACTACAAACTTCTAAAGATCTCATTAGAGCATTACCTTAGGAATTCATAGATGCATTATGTGGAAAAGGAATACCAGAAAAAGATCTTACTTATTCACAAAGAGCATATAGAGAAGTATTTAAAGCTGATATCACATATGAATATGCACCTAATGCTAAACAAAATGATGCACCGATAGGTAAGAAAGTAAGCTATCCTAACTTAGATATACTTATTCCAAAAGTAAATGAATACATTAAAAATGCCATTACGAGATATGCTGGAAAAATAGATGAACGTGACAATGAGGATGAAGATGAAAAAGTAATGAACAGCAATATCGATAAATTCGATAGAGCTTCATACGAATTTTCTAAACTTGATTCAATTCCAGATAGCGTAAAATTCTTCTTCGCTACTGTACCATATCTCACATGGTAGGATACTGAAAATGGGCGCGTTGTTGCATATGATTTGTCTAAGAATAAATTCCAATCACCTACATTTATGCCACTTGAAGAAGTTTATAATGTGCTTATAAATGAATTCGGAAAGGTTACTACTGCTGAGGAACTGGACAATGAATTGGCTAAAAAATCTAATGCTAAACCTATGTATAAGTTCATATACGACAAGTTCCATGCATTGTATACACAAGCATATGCTGTTGATGAAAACAATAACGTAAAGATCGACTATGATAAAGAGGCATATATGTTGCAAATAGTTGGAGCTTTGCATAGTATGAAGCATACTTTCGTTTATGCTCAATCTGAACGACAAGCTGATGGTAGTAAATCAGTAACTATAAAAGAATCGTCGCTTGACCGTGACAAACGAATGTTCTCTACACAATGGACTAACTTCTTAGTTTCTGGACAGGTATCTGTATTCAATAGAAATAGAGATTAGAATGGCCATTTAACATTTAGAGAAGGCATGGGAGGCCCAAAAGGACAGGATATATTTAGTAGAACTGCTAAATCATTATCTGATATTAGAGAGTGGATTACATCTACAAATGACGAACTAACTCTTGATGGAATAACTTATCATAAAGCTGCATATCGTGAAATAGATGTACTAAAAGATTAGATTATATCTAAATTAAATAAGATAGGTATAATATTTACAAAAGAAGCACTCGATCATATGCTATCTACAGCATATGGAGACATAGGATATGAAGGATTAGCTTAGATGTTCACAAATAAAGGTGTATCTCAGATAACTACATTTATAGATCTATTGAATTCTTTTGTAAATCCAGATGGATCTGTAAACCAGCAAAATGTATTAAAGGGTTACGTCAATAATGGATTCGTAAAAGAACTTGGTAATATGCAAGGAGCATATAATCGTATTACTATTAGTAACATGGCACAAGGCCTTGGTGGAAAGAGATACTTCTCTATTTCACAGAACAATAGTATTACGACTATTGTAGATGCGCTTAATACAAATGACCCAAATAACCCGTTAATTCAACGTTTAAATAGGTTTGGATATAATATATAGACTGTAAATGGAATTCCTTCAGGCTCTATAATATTACGTAATAAGAATAACAAACTGCGTGTATTCACATACCTTGGTCTAAAGACTGATAACCGTAATGACAATGGAACGGAATATAAGTTGGAATCTCAGATAGACGACTATATTACTAAAATGGCAATGCTTCAATAGGGTATATTAATATTCCCAACATTGGCAGATAAAGGTACGTGGATGTGTATTGACGGTGTAAAGATACCAGGTATTGAATTTGGAGAAACTGTCGATCAATTTGGCAATAAACAATGCACCGTAAAAAATGTTCCTACTATAATATGGTAGAAAACAAAAGTAGGTTTTGTTCCACATTTACGTCCATCTAATGCAGTACTTGATCAAATGATACAGTATGCAGAAGGTGAAAAGCTGGCAATATGTCAATGTATGGATGAATTAGGATATCCTGAAATACCTGGATATGAAAAGGTTAGAAAAAGTGCTATTCCGAAAGCCGCTCGTATAAAAAACTATCATACCAAGAATAAGCAGGGAGTAGAACCTAATGGTACTAGATTCTTATCGTTAACTGAATTACGTGTATTTAGAAACGATAAGGACAAAGATGGAAATCAAATACAAAAAATAGATACTATTAATCTAAATAATCCAAATATCAGCAGCGTTGATCTATTAAAACTTGCAAACGAACAGTTCTTTAATAAAACGCTTGAAGAAAAGCGTGAAATTATGGCGCTAACTCTTGAAAGTCAGCTGGATGCAGAAATAGATAAAGCACAGTCTCTTGGTTTAATAGAACGAAAAGATTGGGATAAAGGAGATGGTACTATTGGAGCTTACGCTAACGATACGCTTTCTAAATTAAATCTTACAAATGTACATCTCAATAATAAGTAGATTCAAACAGTAGCATTGTAGATAATGAATTCCATAGAAGGATTTAAGAACATGCCTGCTGGTGCAGAAAAAAATGCTAGATTTGAAGCTTGTAGAAGTCTTGCTATAGCAGCTATCTTATAGGATGGTACTATTCGTAGTATTATATCATCTCAAGAAACACTTAGATGTTTTGTAGGACATCCTGGAGAATTTAAGGTAGCGTACGATATGAAGCGTGGGTGTATTAAAGATAGTACAGCCGATCTGCAAAAACGTATTGGTGGTCTAGTATCTACTGGAGAAGATAACGTTCCAGCACCGTATATGTCACAGACGTATCGTTGTGCAGAATGTTCCGATTATACAGTAGGATCTACTGCAAATATTGCAGGTAGATTACGTGAACTATTTAAATCTTCATGTGCTAGAGAATCTGCAGCAATTGCGGCAGAAAATGTAATTGATGAATATTTCGCTGAAGATGAATCAACCATTGGTAAAGATGCAAGATCTGCTAAGTTAGTTTTTGAAAACTAGGCCGAAATAAAATTATAGAAGCTGCTTAATGAAAAAGATAGTGTAAAGAAAGAAATCTGGCATAGTATATATGCACTCAATGACATATCTAGTTTAAAAGATCGCGACTATTTAAGAAACATTTTAGGTAAATATTTAGGCGAAGAAGGTAATATTGATAAAATCATAAAGGCAGTTAGCAATGCAGAAGAATTGTCTGAAAAATTTGCAGCTGCTTATGATGAAGATATTAATGTTGCTGATGGTGCATCTTATATTACAGCGAACATGTGCGAAAGTTTGTTACGTATGCGTGGACAATTGACTGGAAAAGTTAAGGCTGCATTTGATTTGCTTAGCGGTAAAGAAGCTGGAACTTGGACATCTAAAGTTGAAGCATATAATACTGTATACGAAGCTGTAAACATAGTTACAACCAAATATACTGCATATGGATTTAGAGATCATACATTAAATGACGAGAAGATGTCAGATGTATGTGTGGCATATTACAATAAATTTGCATTGTTCCCATTGTTCCCAGGTATTGCTACAGGACATATGGCCGGTATCTATCAGAAAATGTTAAATGAAAAAGTGGACATGCTACTTATGGATTCTGCTGTAAAGGTTGGTTCTTAGGGAGCAGTAGAATATAAAGATGGTGCTATAAATGAACCATTTAATGTGTACGAACAGGATTTCACATTCTTAAGACGACAGCTTAATACTGATCCAGAAGAGGGTGAATTTGCAAATATCGGTACACAGATGATTAAGATCGTACTTCAGAACTTACGTTTGTTTAGAGATAACTACATTGATTCTCGTACTGGAAAGCCTATTGATGGCAAAACTATTTTGTCAGAATATATGGGTGCTATTAATAAATTAGAAAGACTTGGTGTAAAAGAGTTTGACGATAAGTTCTTTACTGATGGAAAATTAGACCAAAAGAAACTATCTGCATATTTACTTGATCAATTAACTTCTAGAGATGCTGATAAAGGATTGCTTGAAGCACTGTAGTTAAATAATGACGGTTAGATTAGTTGTCCAATTGCAGCTACATAGGATTCTTCATGGATAGAAAGTATCTTTATATCTGCGATTAACAAAGCTATTGTAAATATTCCTACACCAGGTAATTCGTTTGTACAGCGCTCTGTATTTGCAATGGAAAATTCAGCTACAGAAGGTGGAAGTATCCAAGGTGCGAATAAGTATAATGGAAAGAAGTTATAGATGATCAATGAAGATCATTCTATGGATGCTGTGATATCTATAGATTATTTCGATTATATTTTGCCAAAGCGTCCTATGTCATTTGAACAAAAACGTCAATGGCTTATTGACAACAATATCATTGGAGAAAATGCTAAAGCAAATACAATAGGTTATCGTATTCCTACACAGGCCCAATCTTCTATACATGCATTACGTTTTATAGATGTAATTGAAACGGTGAAGAGTACAATTATTCTGCCAGAAGAATTTACGAAAATTACTGGTTCGGATTTTGATATAGATCACTTATATTTAGCAAGCTATAACTATCAAACTGACGAAAACGGAAATGTTCATGAAGTAGTTGACGGTGAAAGTAAAGAAGCTTATCAGAACAAATTGCTCGATTGCATGATGACGCTATTGAAAGATACAGAAAATTCAATTAATTCACTGTTTAAGTCAATTGATAATGACACTACTCTTGCTAAATCTATTGCAGATCAAATTCCAGTATCTAGTTCAACTAAATATTTGGCATACAACTTCGGAACGCTACATGAACAAGCTGAACGACGACTTGACTACATTACAGGTAAGTTCGGTATTGGTCCATTTGCTCTTAATGTAACTAACCATGTATTAACATGCTTGTTTGGAGTGAGATTCAGAGATACTGAATTTAGTAGAGCTACTGGTATATTTAATTTTGATAAACTAGTTGATTATGATGGAAATGCAATATCGTCTTGGATTTCTGCATTTATTAATGCACACGTAGATATTGTAAAAGACCCGTGGGTATCTAGAATGGGTATCGATAAGTTTACATATAATATGGTTAACTTATTGGTTCGTAGTGGATACGGAGAAGCAGGTATGTGGTTCATAGCACAACCGATCATTAGAGATATGGCTACTGCAAGCAGTAATGCCGAGAGTCAATTCTCTAGAGATGTATCTAAATATAGTTCTGTATATGCTGCACAAAAAGACGCTGTTGCACAATCAGTACTTCAGTATTTAAGTAAAGAAGAAGCGAGCGAATCTAATCTTAAAAAGTATATTGAATCTTCTCCTACTAATCTTAATACAAGAATAAATGCTGTAAATTTCATCCGGAATAACCAAGAGGTATTGAAGTAGATTGCAATAAATCCAGGAGCTAATATAGTAACTGTAGACGGCGTATAGTATGATGTAAAAAGTGTACAAAAGAATGTATTTTATGCATGGAAGACTCTCGAGAAATATTCTTTAGCATTAAATATGTTGGTACAATATACAAAAATTGATACAAAGAAAGAAGGAAAAACATTCCTTGAAATGTAGCGATATCTTGATCAGTACACTAAGCTTACTACAGATGAAAAGTCATTGTGGGATTTGGATTCAATATAGCGATTAGTGCAAAACACGTGGATTGATTCTAAGACAAAAGATGCTTGCAATTATCCGTTTAAAGTACTTGGCGCACAGATGTTCAATGCAAATAGAACGTTTATTAACAATCTTGTATTGCCAATAACTAGAGCATTGCAAGGGACCGATTCGTCGTTAAATACTGATTTAATGAATGAAGTTAGCTTAGCTTTGTAGACTCGTATCAAATCTATGTATATCGTAGACTATGCTAAACGTGTACTAGGCAAAACTGATCAAGACCTAACTAATCTATTCATCGGTAACTGGTGCATGAATCATAGATTTAGTATGTTGTGGGATGCAATTAGAAATAATCCGAAATATGCAAGACTAAAGGATAACCAATTGCTTACACATTTATATGCACTGCCTGAAGAACAATCGGTATATGTTGATGGGAAAGAAGTAATGAGGCCGGCATTCTTATCAATATCTGATAGTATTGAAGATAGTAGATTAAATACTAAGTTGATGAAGGATGCTTGGGAAGATCTATTACGTGACCCAGATGTAAATGTGCAAAATTTTGCAAAAGATTTGATCGTATATTCGTTCTTATCTACCGGAGAGTATTCTGGATGGAATAAGTTGTTTAAATATGTGCCAGAATCATGGCGTACTGGTCAAATTGGAGATATACCTAATAATATGAATAGTTTTGCTGATTATATAAGAACACAACTTTCTGATGAATCGTTTATGTTGACTACGATGGATCAGTATCTTGAAGAAATTATTGCTAATCATTATTAGGATTATAAGTTCTCAAGAAGAGTCAATATGCAAAATAAAGACGGTTCTTCTAATTTCATAAAAATCAATAAAACTATTGCAATAGGAGCTAGAGTTACAGATATGACAAACTTGCCAACTTTCATAACAACAGTCGTACCAGGACGAAGTGGCAGAAATGCAAGTGATTATGTAGCATATCGTTTGGCGTATACAATAACTGTGAATGAAGATTCCAAGACATATGGTTATCCTGTATATGTTCGTTGTAGTAGAAAAGGTTATACCAGCTCAGATAAACGGAACAACATATATGAATATGGATGGCATTTTAATTACGCAGAAAATGAACGTATTGAATATGCAAACTTTGATTATACCGCAGGTATTAATAGAGTTATAGATTATCTAAACTCTAACATTATACGATTAGATGACCTTAAAACTAGGTTACCTGAATTATCTGATGCAATAGCAAAAGTTTATGTAGGAATGCCTGCAGAAAATATCAATCCTATAGATTCTGCACCTGAACAATAGCCACAACAAACAGGCCCTGTTAATGTATATTATGGTACTGGTGATAACATAGCATTAAGTAATTTTGCACAGCGACCGTTTACTACACGTATAGGAGAATTTAAGACTGTAGAAGGAGCGTTCTAGGCATGTAAATTATGGTATACAAACGGACTTAAGTATATAATTCGTGACAGTAGTGGAAAGATTACTAAATTTACTGATGAAGGCGTTCGTATACTAAATGCTTTGCAAAAAGCATCTGGTGCAGAAGCACGTAAGATAGGACAAAGTATACAAGGTTTAAATGTTACAGAATGGGATAAGATATCTGATGATATACTTGAAGATTTGATGCGTAGATCTTTTGAACAAAATGAATCTGCTAGAGAAGAATTGGTATCAACAGGAGATCGTTAGATTACACATATCGGTAGAGATGGAAAAGAAGAAGATAATGGTAGATTTAGCAGAATTCTTACTAAGATTAGAGATGAATTTGCTTCGTTACGTCCACCAGTATCATCTAAGATATTTATAACCAGATTATATACTAGACAAGCTGTAGAGAACGATAGAAAAACGTTATATATATTTACAGATAATACAGATAGAGATAGTGGCAGTAAATTAATAGATCCGAATTCTGAATACGCTAAGAAATATGGTAAAGATAAACATTATCCTACAGTAACTCAAGCTACTATACGTGGACTGGACAATGCTATGCCGTTAAGTACACAGCGTTGGTTCCATGGCGAATATAAGCGTGAAAAAGGTAGATGGACTGATAATGATTTTGCTGAATTCAAGAAAGTAATTGACCAGGAGATACAAGATATTATGGATAAATGGGATACTGGTAACTATGAAAGATTAGCTATTGGTGGAGCAGATGGATTCTTTAACTCTGGTATTTCTAATATTACTATAACTAGAACACCTAAGTTATATCAATATCTAAAACAGAAAGTACAAGAATTGTATAAACATGTTGATAAAGATGCTACTAAAGCAACATTAAATGGCCCACTAAATCAGCATGATACAGATCAATTTGGAACTATTTCAGAACAAGTTTCTACATTAAATTCTAATAAAACTATATTAACTAATGCAGAAATACTTGCGCTACATCCGTTTACTGGAAATGATACTAAACCTAGAATCGCTGTTGCATCCGAACATACAGATCCTGCATTCTTCTCAAAGATGATATAGGATTGGGCAAAAGGAAGTCATGAATTCTTAGATTATAAGCAAAATCCGATTAAGTATGAGGATATTGATGCTTTATATTTAATAACCAAACATGACGGACTTCCAATGAAAGAGTTATTATAGTTGGATAAACCTAAAATTATTCATTTTAGTGTTACTACACTTGGTAATACTAAATGGGAGCCTGGCGTTATGAAATGGCAAGACATGATTGAGCGCATTGGTGATTTCATAAAACAAGGATTAGATCCAGAATATGTTACATTGAGAATAGACCCAATCGTTCCTGGTGTTACTAATATGACTGAAGTAGATAGTCTAATGAAACGTGCTAGTGAATTAGGACTAAAACACGTAAGATTTTCTGTATTAGATTATTATAAAACTACAGCTCAATTTATGGAAAAACTTGGATATGATTATTCGAAATATTTCGATAGAAACAGCTCTGGATTCTACTTTACGCATGCTAAAAAAGAAGTAATAGAAGGCATTGCAAGACAAATGTTAAGCATCGCCAAGAAATATAATTTAGATTTATCATCATGTGCCGAGCCTTGTAGAATGGATGGTATAAGTATAGAAGGATGTCTAAGTGTAAATGCAATTAATAAGATGTTAGGCACACATATACCAAATAAACTTACTGGAAACAATAACTTTAGACCAGAATGTGCTTGTTATGGTGGAAAAACTGACTTATTAAGATACAACAGTAATTGTGCGTCTTCTTGCGTATACTGTTATGCTCATCATAATACAGATAGAATGTTAAATTATTATAATGAGGATGGTACACTCAAGCAGAATAGATTTACAGATTCTGGTTTGAATAAGCCAACTATTAAAAAAATAGCCAAGAACTATCAGGAATACATAGATGTAATATAGAAGTATTTTGATATAGGTTATACTACCAGTAGGATTGGTAAAGATTCCGCTAGTCAAGTAATACAGAAATTACATATACATGTAGATGAAGATAGTGATCTGTTTGATGTTATGAAAGATAATAATTTATCAGAAAGAGATTTATTGAACGCTTTGTACGCATTAACTAAACACAATAACGATGCTGCTAATATCAAAGGAACTATTATCATGTCACAAGAAGAAGTTGAAAATCTTATAAAAGAATTAAAGGCTGTTAATGAAACTGCAGGCGAAATTATGGAGCATTACTTTGATGGAGGTTATTTGGGATATGGCTACGAAATCTACAATAAAATAGGTGTAGTAGTAGATAAAAAATTCTTGTCAGACTATAACTTTATGATGAATCATAAATAGTATTTAAACATGTATAGAACTTTAGCAGAATATATTCATGGTCTATACGACGAATTCCAATTAACTCTTGAAACTGATAAATATGATTTGTCTGATTTAATGTCGGTAGATTCTACATTTGATAATATAAATCAGCTTGAATTGTTTAGCGACGAAGATATGAAAGAAGCTAAAGAAATGAAAAAATATTGTAAAGGAGGAAATTAATTATGGCACCATTTTGCCCAAATTTGAGTAATAAAAAAGTAAGAGAGAAATTTGAAGAGCTCACTAATATATTTGGTGAAGATATGGCTTATTTCCTCTGGGGTAAGAATGGAGGGTACCCGTTAGACTACGCGCCTAACGGGGCGCCTTCTATTTTATTAAATGAACTAGAATAGTTTTATGGAAATAGAGAGGAAGCGCTTGTAGCTAAAGCTAAAGTGTATTCTTCTAATTTCATACAATGGTTTGGTGATTGGACCGCAGAAGATAAAACAGATGTATCCAAAGTAGTAGATGAAAATGGCGAACCTTTGGTTGTTTATCATGGACAAGTATCTACCTTTAAAGAATTTCATCCGCATAGTTCTGCAAGATATGACAAAACATTAGAAAATGGATTGAAGAAAAAATTCTATGCAACATCTAATAAAAATATTGCATCACAGTTTGCTGTATCTGATGATGATTTTCTTTCTATTCAAGTACTAGACTTAGCAAATGAAGGCGTTTCTGAATCAGAGATTGCATCTAATTTGAATATTTCAGTAGAGAAAGTACAAAGTTTATTGACTTCTGTAGACGATAATATAGATGATAAAGTTTATCCTATCTTTCTTAATATTAGAAATCCATTAAAAATTGATGCAAAGAAAGTTGCAGTTCATGAATTGGGAAAAGATATAATAACTAAAATAAACAATTCAGAGGGGGTTATTATAACAAATGTACTAGAATCTTTAGACTCAAATATTCTAGAGAAGCTTCCATATGAATTTACAGAAAAAGTACTTGATAATCCGTATACTACAGATTATATAGTTAGCAATCCTAATCAAATCAAATCAGCTACATATAATAATGGTGAATTCTCATAGTAGTCTGATAATATATACGAAAACCGATCAGTAAGTAAGATGGAAGCATTCTAGGCTGCAAAAGAATGGGCTTAGAAATATGTAGATCCACAATTGCCAAAATTACAACCTTTATCTAAAGAACAGAGAAAGCCAATTGAAAAACAACTTAAGGAGGATTTTCAAAAAGCACATCCTAGCTACAAATTAAACTTCTCTTAGAAAGAGTATGGCAAATTACGTTATTCAATTAAACGTAAAGAAGAAGATGATAAAACTAGATTGGCTAAAATACTATTTGGAAAATCATACAAGAGTTTATCACCAGAAACTATGGATACTGTAGCTCTTATGAAAGAGTTGCTTAGAAGTGTTCGCGGACGAAGCGAACATGAAGAAGCTATAGTTAGAATAATAGGAAGTTTGGTACATACACTTGGTATACGTGTCGGCTTTAGTGATACATTACCTTCTGATATAGCTGCTAAATATGATGCAAATACTAAAACAATATGGATAACAAATAAGAACGTTGGATTTGTTAATACAAATAAGTATGAAAATACTATTATCCAGACTGTTATGCACGAATTACTTCATGCTATTACAGAAGAGGCCATTAACCACAATTAGGCTTTATATGACGAAATAGATACATTGCGTCGTAAAGTAATAAAGGAGCTTGGTGATGATGCTAAGATATACGGATTAACAGATGTACATGAATTTATTGCTGAATTGTCGAACATGGACTTTATTAAGATACTTAAGCAAATAAAAGCTGACAAAAAACTTAATATGTTCCAAAAAACATTGCGTACAATAAGTGCTGCACTTAATGCACTACTCGGCAAGGTAATAAATAAAGATAATGGAACAGCCTACAGCGAAGCTATGTAGCTTCTATTAAAAGCTGCATATCCGAAAGAGTACAATCTCCCACTTGTAGATACGGTATAGGATAAAAAGACTGTATTTGCACAATAGACTGTTACAAATATGTCAAACATTTAGGAGTCATTATAGTCACAGATAATAAAGCAATTTTCTAAACTTGAAAAGGTCTATGAGAAAATGCCTAATAAAACAGATGAACGACAAAAGATATAGGACGCTATTTTTGAGAAAATAACACAACTGAAATCTGCAAGCGACTATGAAGCTGCCAAAATGGCTGTATATTTTGCCTTGGATAATCTTGGAACAATTGATAGTACAACAGGTAATCCTACAAAAAAAGAATCCGTATTAGGTTTCTTAAAAGAACAATCCGAATTACCAGAACCATATTCTGGAATCACTCCGCAGATGTTAATGGATATGTATCGTGACGATATAGCATTTTATGACGAATTAAATTCAAATATTCTTCCGCAAAATACATCGAAAATAGTTGATAAAGAGTATCGAGATGCAAGAGATAAGCTTGGTCCAGCTATTAATGCAGCAAAAAATTCCTGGAAATAGGCTATGGTAGTTGTTGTAGATAGAATACTTGATAAATACATGGCTATTGATTTTTACGCAGCACATCCAGAACAAATAGAAGGTCATAGAAAACTTTTGCGTGATTACTTCCATCAAAACCTTCAATATGAAGACATAAGTGTAGTTTCTGAATGGATGGAAGACCCATCGCACTCTGAAAGTCTTGTTATAAAATATATGTCTAACATAATAGACCACGCTGAAACTAAAACCCAAATTGAAGCGAACGATGCTGCAACTAAAGTTCAGCGTGATTACAATAAAGCCAGCAGATTAACTAAGTTGTTCGGAATAAATTGGCAAAAAAATATGATGGAGTTTGATAGAGAAGGAATTCCTACTGGATTCTTTGTTCGTCCTATCAATTACGGCCAATATCAGTTAGATCTAAATAAATTTATTGAAGAACTGAACGATAAATTTGATAATATGCCTGGCGTCATGCACCATTATATTATTGATGAGGCTACTGGTCAATATATGAATAGTGTAACAGGTTAGCTTGCTGAAGATGAGGAATTTGGCGATAATGGTGAAATGCCAGATATATATAAGTATCTTACTGAAATAGAAAAATGGAAGTGTAGCCATGCAAACAGACGCTATACTCTTAAATATTATACAGAACGAATGAGTGCTCCAATATAGCAAGTAACTGGCGACCCTGTTATAGATGATATAGCTTCTAAACGCCATGGATTATCTCCAAAAACGCTCATTCGATATAATAGAATTCAGTCAAATATCAACTATTATTTGGATAAATGTACTGACGAAAATGGATTTACTAGAATAGAAAAACTTAGTGATGAGGACTTAGCTAAGTTGAAGATACAACAAGCAGAGCTTGCACTATTACAAAATGTATACGACGAAAATGGTAATTATAAGACTGGAAAAGATCTTCAGATGGCTATGGAGATTCGGTCATGGCAGGCTTATGTGAATAAGTCTGTTACAACCAATGTAGACTATGCGCAATTTGATAATGAGCTGTCTTAGATAACAGATCCTGCAGAAAGATAGAGATTTATTCAGTATAATACTAGATATATGATAAATCCTACATATATGGAAGATTATATGCCTAAGAATCTACGTGGAGATGAACCTCTCGATGTAGTATTAGCTAGGTATGAATAGGCTGCGTTAAAAGATTGTGTTAAATACGATAATGCAGATACTATAGAAAAGGATTTAGCTATAAAAGAAAATGATTTAGGCTTCTGGAAAAACTGTAAACGTGTAGAATAGACTATTGAGTACGGTAAATATGAAGACCCAAACCAACCTAAGAGCGATTTTAAAGATTATTTCCAGTATGTACCACAAGTGTACAGAGATCCAGCAGGTAGAGTATTTCATAAGGATGGAACACTTGCTACAGACAGTGAAGTAAGAGATTATTATAATGCGACAACAGCCGAAGAACGCAATAAACTCAATATTAGAACATGGTATGACTATATGATAAAGAAATATTATGATAAGGCAGTTACCGATGGTTATATACGAGATTTTGTTGACGATAACGGTGTACTTATAGATTTTAGATCTATGAGCGCAATATAGATAAGAGATGCAATAATAAATTTCTTTTCATATATTGATGCAGATGGTTATACTCATCCGTTGCATATGTTTAGTAATATATATCCTACACAAACAAGTACTATGTTAGCTCGAGGGAAAGATGGTCAGATTAGTGTACGTGGTATTATCGATAGAGTTCCAATTGGACGTTTTGCAGAAAAACATGACCCACTTTTCTTTAACGATCAATACAACCATGCTGATCATAACTCCGAATAGCCAATGAAATAGTTTTATGATAATTCAGAAGCATGGAGCAAGGTTGAAAAAGATAGAAATTTACACAAATTATATAATTCATTGATAGAAATGATGCAGCAATCACAATAGGACTATGGAGCTAAAAATGCTATATTTAACTATCGTCTTCCTAAATATGAAGCATCAAACATTGCTCAAATGTCAAGAGTATTAAAAAAAGGTTATAATATGGCTGACGCATGGGAAGCTGTTAAAGATAGTTTTACTGGCAATAGAGCTATCGATGAAGATGTTCGTGTAAATGACGGATACCAGTATTCAGCGGATGGAACAGGCTTTGGGGCAGATATTTCACTTAGGTATGTAGGTTCTCTTGAGAATCGTAAACGCTATTCGTTTGATGTTACTGCGGCTGTACTGATGTATATGCATATGGCTAAAAACTATAAATATAAAAAACAAGTTGAAGCTGAGTTGTGGTCATTGCGTCAAGCTCTTAGAACAGAGAATAGAACTGGTGTGTTCAATGAAATTCCAAGAACAGAAGCTTTAGCTGATAACTTACTTAATATGAAATTATACGGAGGAACTCCTACTGGACAATCTGCAGCAGCTGCAAAATTAAGCGCTTAGGTTCGTAGTATGGCATCTTTAGGTGTATTGGCTAATAACTTCCTTTCTGCATTCCATGGCTTAACAGATGCTTCTCGTGTATTGCTCAGAGATGCATGGAGCGGACAGTATATATCTATGCGTGATATAACAAGCGCATCATATCATGAATTAATAAGATTACCTCTTATGCTTGCAAATATTGGAAATCCTTTGGCTAACAACTTGTAGTCTGCATTGATGCGACGTTTTGGAGTTGGTACTTAGTTTGATAACAATGTTGCAAACATTGGAGATGCAAGAGCCGTAAGAATAGCCAAGAAGTTAGCAATGGCGTCGTTCTCAATGGTAGATCACCATATGAATGCTATATTACTGAACGCCGTAATGAGTTCATACAGATTCTATGATGGAGATAATGAAATTCCAGCTGGATTTTATACTGCAGACAAACTAGAAGATTTATTCGTTTTACATGGTAGAACTATAAATGCCGCTAGTCGTAAAAGATTATTTGAAACTCGTACTTTGTGGAACGCATATGAATTTAAAGATGGAAAAGCTGTCATAAAAGATAAATACAAATAGTATGTTACACCAGAGCTAGAAAAATCTCTAATAAAAACTGTTAAATTAAGAGGTGGTATGGTTAATGGACTTGGAGTCGAAGGTGAAGCAGCAATGTATAAAAATAGTATGGCTGGACAATTTTTCTTAGGTATGCGTCACTGGATGGTACAGCGTAACCAAGAATGGTTTTCTGGAAGAGATGATGTGAACTATAGAGATATTTCTGTAGAAAAAGAAGAATATACACAAAACGGAAAAACTAAAGTTAGATATAAAGTTAAAAAAGCTCCACTGACAAGACAACAATTAGAAAATGCTAAATCTGTTAATATTGCAGAAGGAGGAGCTCGTGAACCTGAAATAGCAAAAGCATCATGGCGCGCTCTTGGTGTATTGATTAGGAATTTTACACATTACGTTACATTCGGTATAAAATACAAAAACGAATTTAGACATCTGTCTAAACCAGAACGAAAAGCTATTAGACAAAATTTTGTAGAATTAGCAATGTTGTGTATACTGGTAGCGTGCGCCCAGTTTATGGCAGCATGGGCATTTCAAGGTGGAGATGATGACGATGATGATTATTTAGATAGAGAAGACTCTTCATTATCAGAAGTTATTACGCATGACCTTAAAGATTATACAAACTTTTTCAGTAAACATAGATATAGACATGTCATATATAATGGTTACATTCGTACTACAGCAAGTGCTCTTGAACAACAATCTCCATTTGGTATGATGTCAGTACTTAAGTCTGGTACTGTGTATTATAAAGCACTTGAGGATGTAGGTAAAATGCCTACTGCATTATTGAAACTAATGTTTGATGACGATAGCGATGAAAAAATAAAGAATAGTTCATATAAAGGATATACAAATTTTCAAAAAGATATGTACGTAAGTAGTATTATACTGAATCAATTACATAAATCTCTTTCAACACAAGGTATAGATGAGAACTCAAGTTATTATATAAAACAATTCTTACTTGATGCATTCTTCTTGAAAGCTTTTGGTTATGACTATGACGCATTAAAGAAAAGCACGTACAGTAATACTGTTACAGAAGGTGTTAAGTATGATGAATTCGGTAATCCATATATAGATGATGGAGGAGGCGGATATGACCCGAATGCAGTACTCAGTGCGTCTGACGCATCGCCATTTTAATTCATTTTGCCGATAATAAAATAAAAAATAAACGAAAAATTTTTTCGCTAAAATGTGCCATTCTATTTATGGCATCAAAAAAGGGGATAACTTCTTACGAAGTTACCCCCTTTAATCGTATATATACCATGGTGGCGGAACGAACTCCGCCAATGGCATACTATGTTTTTTATCTAACGCAAGTATTGAATTTTCAGTAACGGTTTCTTTGTCTTCATCTAATTTACCCCAAAAGTCTACATAACGGTTCTTTTGGTCAAACGATAGAGATACGAGATTATTATAAAATTTAGATACTTCTGGGTTTACAAAAAACGAATACACTACATACGACTTATTGTCGATTACTTTATTATATGTCTTCTTTACACTATAAGAAGATGCAAGTCTTCGGAACAAATCTATAGTATACTTATTGTATACAGAATTATCAAACATTATATAAAACTCATTGTTTCCAGTAGGATTGTCAGGATCGTATGTATAACAATCTTTAAACCCTACCGAATTTGTAAAATCAAGTTTCTTTAATTCTGGTGCGATAAAAGGTATTATTATTTTTTCAAAAAGACTCATAGGCTCAATTTTTCGACTCCTGTCCCCTCATAGTACGCTCTACTATGTTCCCATAGATTATTTTCCATGTGCCATACTATGTCTCGTATTGCACAATCTACTCTATCAATGTTGTTTTTTTCATAATATATTTGATCTTCATCAAATTCAAACACACGGATATCGGATGTAAAACTATCTATGGCTATGATATACCAGCTAAATTTCCAACTATCTGGATTTTCATGTAATTCATTTTTAATGTACCAGTATAATGCTAATGTATAATAATACAATTGTCTTGTATAATCATACGTATTGACAGCATCTGCAAAGTTGTGTAAATGAGATGTTGTCTTCAAGTCCATTAAAATAACTTGTTTCTTATCAAAATTAAAGGTAACACTATCAAGTAAAGACTTACAACGGCAAGTAATAATACCGTCTTTGCCATTTGATGAACTACTGTACGTCCAATTGATATGAAATTCATGAAAAACTTTTTCATTGTCTGCTGGTTTTAATAGTTTTGAAGCTGCTTTATGTTTAGATATATTAGACTTAATTGTCTGGAGTTGCATAGCCTGATAATTAGTAATCATCTCTCGCCTATCTCCTGACTTCTTAAAGTCAATATAATCCTTAAGCGTAGAGGCCTTTTTAAGGGCTTCTGAGAGGACTTTATCGTCGCTCTTTCCACTTGTACTGTAAGCTGCTTTATATGCGCTTATAAGGGCTTTATTTGGTTCTATTTCAATGCTATCTGCTAATGCCTGACAGAACATTTCTTCTTGTACAGAAGAAGGTCTACTTTTATCCCAGACTACATAGTCTTTTTGGAATTCTTCAGGCTGTAAAAGATACTCATGTATCATTGTACCTTTAGTCAAAGCTAAAGATTTTTCCTCTTCACCTTTGCCAGATAGCATTTTATGTAAATAGGCTGGCCCCTTGTTCAGAAACCAGCCTATGTTCGAATTGGACAATCTCGTGTTGTCCGAGTAGTAATCGTTAGTAGAATTATTCATAATATCTCCATTTAAATCCTGCACAATGGTTACGTTTACCCATACAACAAGAAGATATATTTGTAGTTTCTATGTTGTAAAATTTGGCAGCTTCTATAATACTGTCCCATCTTTTTAACTCATGCATGTCTAAATCATATTGAATTATTCGCCTATTTGTTTTTTTACGTCTTAAATGTATATTCTTATATGTATTATTATACGTATAAGTACACCACTCAAGATTTTCTACAGCGTCGTTTCTTGGATTTTCATCTTTATGATTTACACATGGAAGATTATCTGGATTATCTAAAAATGCTTCGGCAACAAGTCTGTGTACTAATGTTGTCTTACTTTTACCATTTTTAGCTAGTGCTACATAAGCGTAACCATATGTACTAAAGCTTGGTTTTAATATTCGCTCTTTTACTTTTTGTTCTGAATAATGGGTGGCTCTTCCATATATAGCTTTTATACGTCTAGCCAATGATTTAACTCTACCTAAACTACTAACTTCATAAATGTTTTCAAACCCTTTAACGGGTTTCCAAATTTCGTTTTCCATATCCGTTACTATATTAAATGTTCAACATAATAACGAATATTAAACTTATTTGGTTGCGAACTTATACGGGTAAGATCCTCGTAGTATGGGATTGATAAATCCATCATATTAGTCTAAGTTATTCGTCATAAAGTTTGCGATCTAACTCTTTAAGTCGTTTTATACAATTTTTTACTTCTATAGCATTCATACTACGTAAAGCATTTATTATTTGTAATCGTACTTGAGTTATCTCACGGCGTATTTCTTTATGCTCCATTTTTAATATCGTTTATCATCTCGTCAACTTGCTTATGATTACGCACCATATAGCATTTGTATTTACTTCGATGACGTTTTAAATAATATTTAAAAAGTTTCCATCTGAGTGGGAATGACTCTGTTATCATTCCTTTACATTCTACTACAAACTTATTGTTTTTATAACTTCCAATAAAATCTGGTAGATATGTAATTGCTCTGATTTTTTCTTTGTTGAACTCAAATTTATTAAGTAAAGTAAAATGCTTTGGCTCATACTCAACTGGTATTCCAGCTTTCATAAAAGCTTCATAAGTATAGCATTCGAGTTTACTGCGAAAGTGCAGACCATACTTATCGACTTTAGTCGCATTTTTAACTCTACCTTCACTTTTTGGCATAACTTATAGAGTTTACACCATTTTTATCACCGAAGAAGTATACAGAATTATTCTTCGATTTAATCGATACAGAGAATTTGCCATTTTTATCTCTGTATATATATCCATATGTACCAGTATTTATAGTAAAATAGTGTTTCTGTCGTAGTAATGATACTACTGCTACTAAAATACCTCCAGCTAATCCGCTTAATACTGATAGAATCAAAGTTTCAATCATATTTCATCAATGTTTGTGTTAACCATTGTTTGACTTCGTTGTATGAATTATCTTTTACAGCATCAGATATATCTTTTGCTTTAAAGCGTTTATGTACAAACAAAGCATCCAGTTTATACTGTTTACTATATTTGCGAGATTCTAACATTCCTGTTTTATCTCTATCATACAACATTATAACATTCTTCCATTTATGTCGTAACGAATCTAAAATATCGTCTGGAATAAACGTTGTTTCGCTAGATGCAGCTATTGCATTAAAACCCATCTCATATAAACACATCACGTCTTTAAGACTTTTCGTGATTATAAGTAGATTACCTCCTTCCATAGGCAATTCGGATAGTCCCTGTACGTTCCGATTTGTCAGATTGGTACGCCATTTAGTATACTTGGAAGCAAGCGGACGATATATTTTAAATTTATCATCCACTTTATATGCATACATAGGACTATTCTCTTTGTAGGTTCCTCTGACGACTCTATTACAAAGAAAGTATTTAATGCTGAATACTTGAAACTTTTTCAATGTATCTAATGATATATGAAATTGTTTCCAATATTGTTTATCTACATCTGTAAACGGTTGTCTTACTATTCCGATATCTGTCGGCCCTGAATCCACCGAGTAGGAGTACGTGCGTATAGCATTACCACTATTAGGATTCATTTTTCGGACGATGCGCAACAATTCTCGTTCAAGTTCATCTTTTGTATTGATGTTCTTGTATAGTTTTACAAACTTAATAGCATTTCCGCCTTCTCCGCTACCATGATCTTTGAAAAACAACCCTCCGTTCATACCTTTAAAGATAGCAAACGAAGGGTTTTTATCATCAGATCGTAGTGGACTATTGAATAATTTTCCTATTTTAAATTGTCCAACATAGTAAGAATATATGTCATAATCAGTCAATTTATCCAATAAATCTTTTAGACTCATTGTGATAGCTGTTCTTGTACTATACATGACTTATAAGTTCTTAGTTAGTATTTGTGGCTCAAAGGGGACTCGAACCCCCAAGTTCCTTTCGGAACGCAACATTTTAAGTGTTGTGTGTATACCAATTTCACCATCAAGCCAGATGCTATTTTTGTACCAAGCATAGCTGCTTGTTGCTACCTTTGCAGGCCGTACTGTCGGATAATGCACGTTTTATATGCCGACTCAATTGTCTAAAAGAAAACTTTTAATAAATCTAACATAGAGGGTTTCTCAACCTCACGTCCGCCTTAAGGACGACATTTATAACTTTCCGCTGAAAGCATTTTCGGGTTAGACAATGTTATCGGGAGAGGAATCGAACCTCTCTAAAACCATTCCGATACCCCGGAGTTAACCGGTCTCCACCAGACCTATTAGAACGGTAGGTCGTCCGTTTTCTCAGTAACCGGAGTACTGCTTATAGTGGCAGCAAGCGGGTCTACAGGCTTCTCTTCATCAGCCTTTACAGGACGTTCAAGAAGATCATTCTTGAACAATTTAATCTGAGAATCTTTGACATCCATAGGTTCTACATATGTTCCATATTTAGATACCTGTGTATATCCTTTCTTGTCGTAAATAACTTTAAGTCTAAGCTTTTTATTGGTAGGAATAAATGGGTCTAAGGTGGCTTTAACCCAATTAATCATATCTGTAAAAGAATTCAATTCTACATCAGGAGCAGTAGTAAAACTATTGATAAGTTGCAGAATACGACCAAACTGAATGTTATCTCGATTTTGCAAATCCTCATCTGTTTTAATCCACATATTCTTTTCGTTTTTCCACTCTGTAAATTCTGCAGTTTGTCCTGCGCCATTCTCGAATGTTACACGAAGGAAGTCTTTTCCCTGTGGACTCTTTTCAACTGCTACTAATTTTAATGTTACATCGTTGTTAATGCCTACAGGCATATAATTTGAATTAAACTCTTCGTTATTTACAATTGCTGTTTTAGTATTATACATAATTTCTTTATTTTGACTTATAGTTCTTAATCTTTATATATTCGATCCCAATGAGTAGTCAAGACACCTGTTTCATCATCCATTTCTGAAATGACGATGTCTTTGTTTTTAATATGATCGCTACGGCAACCCATAGCAATATTTTTATTTGCTTTGAATTTTATATGTACTTCGTTTCCGTCTCTGTACATATATCCTACTCCATCACATTTTCGACATACCATTCCTGATAGTCGTCCTACTAAATCTAACGATCGTTCGGACAGCTCTTCTTCTGTAGCTGGATCAGTTACGATATTATCTCTAACATGACCGATTAATATAAATTCATCGCATAGTTCTTTGAACATATCGATAACCTTTAATACGGCTTCTCGTAAATACAAATAGCCAGAACCCTGTGGAAGAGTTCTAACATCTGTACCTGTCCAATTTTTACCCATTGGTTGTTGTCTATACAACGTAGCAGCATAACTTAAACACATCTCCTCGAGAGAAGTTGCATTATCTATAGTTATGTGTCTATAGAAATTATGCCCTACTTCCTTATTCTTAGCTCTAATGGCTTGAGCAGCTTCACCTAAATCGTTTATATTTCTACATTGTATTGCCATTGCATCGACAAATGTAGAACCGCCTTCTAGGTCTATGATTAGATTATTGTCCAATTGTGCTAAAGCAGAAGTTTTTCCGACTTTTTCACGACCGAACAATACTAAAAATTTTGGATTAGTTGTACTTGCTGGAATTTTCTTAGTAGGTAATATTAATGGCATGGCTTATAGCTCTATTTTGTTATTATAAGTTAATATTAATGGTCAAGTTACGAGCATTGGTATAAATATCAATAATCGTATTCTTCATCTTCGGGGCAATCGCGCTGATAAAATCAGTTGACGTAAAGTCCGAATACTTAAACACATCAAAACCGATCTGAATCTCATCATCGTAGAAGATAATGGGCGTATTGTCAGACAGATAATATGTTCGACCAATAATAAAGTCATACAGCTTATTCTTAGGCTCCTTATAGTTTGCCAAGAAGTTAGCTGCCTTGAGGAAGTCAGAAGTGATATCCTCTGCGTAAGAGTTACATACAGTAGGTTTAGTAAACAAATACTGATTCTTCTTGATCACATCAGCACATATAATGTCGTCAATAATCTTAGAATAGTTTGTAGACTTACTTTTGCCGATAATCTCATCGATAAAATTTTTCTTACTGTTGTTAAAATCACTCTTAGTAAATGTATATGTTTTCATAAAATTCAGCCTTAATTTTGTTTTACTTAAGATACACTTTCAATCAAGTTGTTATACATTAGATCGTTCTCGAATTCAAGGATACAAGGTTTACCTGCATCTCTATTTTTCAAGATATGCATATATACCTTGTTTTGTGTAGGTAGATGATTTGGTCCATATTCTGATATATTTAATATTTCCGGTCTATGGATTACTAACACATAATCACTTGCTTGAAAAATTGCATCAGATGATGATAAATCGCTACGCATTGGGTAATGCGAAAGCGGGTTATTAATTCTTTCAGGCGCTTCTATATTTCGATTCATCTGTGCTAATTGTATAATCGACGTAAGTGGTAACTTTTTAGCTTGAATAAATACACGCTCAAGTTCACTAATAGTCTCTATTACAGAGCCTACTTGTTTCGTCAATAGGGCATGATCATACAATATCACAAAATGTTTCTTTGTTCCCTTTACATAGGTGTTATAGAAACTAGATATTATTTGCTCAACTTGCGTGGGAGTACACGGGTTATCTACAAAATAGATAGGATACTCCTTTAGCTGGTTGGAAACAGCGACGACTTTTCTAAATGTTTCTTCGTCGAGGTCCGTTTCCGAACTATACAGAGTCGAAGTAGTCTTTCGTAATTTATTAGAAAGAGTCCTTCCAACTTGCCTAAACCCAACCATCTCAAGTGAGAAGTTTAGCACAATAACATCTTCTGAAGAATTTAAATCAATCACATCACTTTGTAGTAAGTTAGCAAAACTAGACTTACCACTTCCAGAAATGCCAGCAATAGTATAAACAGTATTGGGTTCTATACCTCCCATACATTGCTTATTAAACTTTTTCCATCTAGTCTTAAGCGACGTAACGGTGTGATCTCGTCTTGCCGCAATGTAGTTTATAGCTTCTTGTGCTACAACTGACATTGGTCTAACGACATTACAATAATTCTGTTCCATAAGCATTTGTGTTTGTTGTACTATTATCTGCCATCTCTTCCTCAGTTTCTTCCCATTGATGGTCTATTAACCATCTCCACATCGTTTTCATATAACCAATTTTACCTTCACGAGTTTTTTTATTTATCTCGTATTGAAGACAATTGATTAGATGTTCCTTCATTGCTATACTATTACCAGTTGTAACAGTAAAGAAATGACGACATTTATTTACGTTTGCACGAAGATAGCTTTTAACACCATCTGGACGTAATACGTATACTGGGTATATATCATAAAACAGATCGAAATAGTCTTTATCGGGTGCTATTTTTTGTTTAAGGAGGTCTGTTTCCTGATATATCTTTGAACTACCTTTCTCTATCAAGGTTACAAGTCCCTGAGAAATTAAGTATGATATTTCATCGTCGCTAATAAGGCTGACAATTTTGCGAACGTCTTGATTTGGAATTTGATTCTTATTCAATACCATACTTAGGAATATCAACTGATTTAGATTGATATTTGGTGCTGCATTTAGCAGCTTTGTATCTACTTCAATAATCATCTCTTATACTCTTTGGTTAACAAGCTGGTTACTAAAACAGCTCCAATTGTTGACAGACAAATTCTGATATGATTTTATTTGCCTCACCAATATAATACTGGTAATTTATATGTCTGTTTTCAATTGGGATATCATTCATCTCGTTTAAGATAGTTACGCCAGATTTGGTAAGCATATTCGCTACTTTACCTGTGTCATCTACCTTGAACAAGGAGTAATCGTTTGTTGATGCATAGAATCGATTTATCCGTTGTACAGGTTTATCACCATGTAGAACTTTGAACTTCTTATCTACGCGCTGGTACATCATAAAGTCTTTAATGTCTTTGGACGATTTGATGTACTCAAAAGTTGGTTGTTTGGTTAAAAAATAGTTTATCACAGCTTTTGGAATAATGGCTGGTGCTAACCCTTTACCCAATCTAGGATCTGTGATAAACATTCCCTTTTTCTCTATCAGTTTAGGGTCGTGAGATTGTGAATACCCTTTTTCGACACCAAAATAGTCATTTATGGCGTACTGATAAAACGCCTCATAGTCATCGGACTCGAAAGTCAGTTGTGTTAATTGCTCAACTTCTGAAATAGCTTCCTGCACTGCTTCTCGTTGTGTCTTTTGAGCAATATACATCACACCATCTGTGTTGACCTGCACAATCTTACAGTTCAACTCCAGCAGTCGATCCACTAACATCAATAGTATCAATTGTCCATTGATACGTATCTTAAAGACACTGAATGGGTCGTACATCCAACTGGTTTCTTGTTGCATTTTCCCGGTAACAGAATTTAAAGTTAACTTTAGAGCTAAGTTCTTTAATTTCTGTCCACTATGTTT